TTCCAACATCAGGGAAGACACAGGCCAGAGCTCACAACGAAGCCGGAAAAGCAAAGAGTACACCGACCAACACCAAGCACAGGAAATCGCTCAAAACGTCAATAAACGAACCGAAGCCTAAGAAGAACAATACGGACAACAGGAACAAACAGGACAAAGACAAGAACGAGGCCAACAAGGACAAAGACAAAGATCAGGCCAAGAACAAGAACACAGGCAAAGAAGACAAGTATGTCAAGGAAGATACAGAGGAAGAAGAGGAGAAAAACAGGCAAAAGAAGAATAAAGGAGAACAGGCAAAGGGCAACAAGAAGAGAAACAAAAATGGGAACAAAAATGGGGCGGCAGTTGTCCCTTCACTTTTCCACATGCCATAAAACTGGCCTTGGCAACGAATTCCCCTACAAGGTTCCCAACAAACTGCATTGCACACCCTACCTCCCGTCATCACAATTGAATCGTGCAAGGTGCACAACGAGGAGTTCAACATGGATGAGATGCAGTTTTTGCTGGCCGATTCTGAGAGGGATTTTGCCTACCTGACCGACAACCTGGAAGATCAGGAGTGCTTCGAGCGCCTGGTCGAGCGCTTTGAGGAGCAACAAGATTGGCAAGATTTCCGATGATTCGCTACCTTCTTCTAGGTTTAGCCATGACTTTCGCGACTTTTGGGCTTTCCGAAGCGGTTGGAAAGCTCCTTGAGACACGGGAAATGATCTGGCTTTTGGCTTCTCTGGGAGCCGTAGCTGTCCTGGGAATGCTGCTTTCCCAATGTTCTCGGGAGTAGGAAAAGCCAGGAACCGAGTGTCGGGATGAACCGGGAAAGACCGGCAAATCCCGACACTTCGTATATATGTATATGTAAAGGAAAGAAGAAAGGAAAGAATGTTTGCGGGAAGTTGCCGGCTCCTAGGGGTACGGCACGGCTCCTGTAAGGACGATAGGAGCTCGGCAACGAGGTACGGGAAGCCCCGAGTGGCCAATCGCCGTCAAAGGTTCCTAGGCCTGCCTAGGCCGAGGTTGGAAGCTCCTATAAGGTTCCAAGGCAAGCCTAGGGCGCCGTATAAGGATGGCTCCAAGCTCCTATAAGGTTCCAAGGCGAAGTGTAAGGATCGCCCTATAAGGTTACGGTCCAAAAAGTATCTCCCTAGGGAAAAAGCATGGATTTGCCAGGCCGTTCCGGTTCCCATGTGTAAGGTTGGGAACTTGCAATGTCTCCTGGGAAAGCTGTTGCACCTCCAAAAGTGGCACATCACAATACAGTCACTGGGTAGTGATTCTGCTCCCGGTGCTCTTTCAATCCATTTTGGAGGCCATCATGGCAAAAAAGTCCGTCTCTTCCGCCCCTTCCGCTTCTTCTGTTGACGCAATCGAGGCCGCTCAGGCCGCTTTACTCGCGTCCATCAAGCGCCGCATTGACAACGCGCCCAACGACAACCAGGCGGAGAAGCTCTCGGCCGAGTTCAAGTTCTTCGAGGGTGCTTCGGGGGCTCGTATCCTGAGCGCAGCTGCTGCCAAGTACGAGCTCGACATCGGAGCCCTCGCTGCTCAGGTGGCCGTGCTCAGCAACGAGGACAAGGATCGCTTCCTTGCGGTCTACGCCCTCCAGAAGGTGCGCAAGGCACTCTATGCCCTGGCCAACGACCTTCGGAGCTTCTTCGATGGGTACACGAACTCCATCCTCTTCAACATGGCGAACCTGCAGGCCATCAACAACAAGGAGGCCAGGATGAGCCTGTGCAAGGCCATCGAGTACACGGAGCTGGAGCAAGTGCAGGCCATTCGTAGGCTGCTGAACTGCTCGGAGGGTACGGCTTCGACACAGGCCAGCAGCACTCGGATGATGCTGCGGGCTTTGGGTGTCGCCAACGTCGTCAAGCGTAAGGCCGGTGACTCGATCTCCTTCACCGAGAGCAAGGCCGCGCAGGGCATCTTGGCGATGTACGCGACGAAGGCGTAATCAGGGGGCTGCAAGGCAGCCCAGGGAGCGTCAGCTCCCTTTTACGGGTACGGCTGAGCCCTAGGCGAGATCAGGATCAGGGTACGGCTGGACAGCTGTACGGGTGAGTAGGAGTACGGCTGTACCGAAGTAGGCCGGTATTCCTAGGCCTTAGCAGGCCACGGTAGGGGATTGCAGGCCACTGCAGGAGGTAGGCCTTTCCTAGGCCAGCCTAGGCCGCCGAAGGACTTCAGGCCACCGCAGGCATTCTCAGGGCAATAGGCCGACTCCAGAACATCTGAGAAACGCCAAGGAGAAAACGTAGGGCCGTTGCAAATTGCCCTGCAAACCTCTCACAGGGAGCTTTGCAGGAGACATGCACCCCCACCATCAAAACCCAAAGATGGCTTGCTGTAATGAGTTTGCTGCGATGTTGCAGCGGTTCTTTCGGAGAGGTGTATGGTCCAAGTCTCGCGAGTTTCTGTTTTGCTCCTGAATACCGACGACATGGGGAAGTTTTACTTCGCCAAGTCTGACGCCGAGCGTGAAATCATGGCGCTGGAAACGTTACAGGCAGGTGGGTACCAGTACGTCAAGGGCAGCATCATTGTGGAAAGTCTGTTTCGCAAGGATGCTGCTGAGGAGGTGTTCGACTTGACCAACAATCCAAGTCGTGAAGAGGAGCGTGAGCTGCTGTATGGACGTCACCGCAGCGTGTCCTCAGGTGACATCGTGGATGTGGACGGTTCCAAGTTTCTTTGCCTACCTGTTGGTTGGCTTCGCTTGGCGGCTTGATGGGTAGATGAGAAGCCGACCAGGAGTCGGCTTCTTTTGGAGCTGTTCGCTTCCTAGGGATGCCCAGGGGTACGGCTGAGCCGAAGAGGACTTCGGGAAGTTTGGGTACGGCAGGGTCGAAGAGGGTCTTTCGGAGTACGGCGGTCTCGGAGTACGGCTAGGGCGAAGAGGGCCTTCCTAGGGCTAGCGCCCTCGCGGGCCAGCCCGCCTGGCGGCCATAGCGGCCGCCTATCGGCCCGTCGCCGCCATAGCGGCCTGCTATCGATAGCCTGGCCCTACCGCCACGCCGTTTCCATAGCGGCTCCCTATCCTGGGTCTCCTATAAGACCCAAGATGTCTCCTATAAGACCCAAGACCCGGGTCTCCTATAAGACCCAAGACCCACGCCATAGAGGCCCTCCATTACATCATCGGCCCCATTGTAAAATTTCATCGTCGCGCCGTTGCAACATGCTGCAAAAAAGCGGTTGCAGCATGCGCCACCATGTTATGATTGCATCACTGCGATGTTGCAGTGTTCGATTCTGAAAGGTTCATCATGAACAAGGTTCAAAAAGCCCTCCTCGCCGCCCTCCAGACCCGCATCGATTCCGCGCCCAATGCGAACCAAGCCGAGAATCTGTCCGCAGAATATAGATTCTTTTCAGATACTAACGCCGGTATTATTATCGACAAAGTATCTCACATAATCGATATTAATAAACTCGCAAAGCAGATTGCAATATCTGAAAAGTCTAATTCTGATTTTATCGCAGTATATGCTTTGCAGAAAATTCGTAAAATGATTTATTCGCTTGCGAATAATACTAAATCATATATTGACGGTTATTCTAATTCGATTATCTTCAATATGGTCAAATTGAATTCTGAAATTACTAATAAGTCTGCACTTGTTGCATTATCTAAATCGGTCGAATATACCGAATTCGATAAGGTGCAAGATATTAAGCGCACAATATCTGTTGCAGTATCTACCGCATCCACTCAAGCATCATCCACCCGTCAAATGCTGCGTGTTTTGAATATCGCCAACGTTACCAAGCGCAAGAATCAAGATGAATTTACTTTCATCGATTCTGATATTGCAAAACAAGTAATCGCATATTATCAGGTATAAATAATAAGGTGCGGTATATAATATAATATACCGCACCTAATATAAACCACATTCGAAAGGTAATATCATGGTATATATAATCGGTGCGATTCTGATTCTCTGCGGTATATTCTTTATCTGTGAGAATATATATATTCGAAGAGAATATAATAAATACCTGAAGAGATAATATACTATCGAGAAAACCAAAGTCTTAGGTTTTCTCTATCGGTGCGGGAGCGCTCCCTTCCTCGTTCCGACCCTCTCCCAGACCCCCTTATACGGCCAGGCCCGAGTCTCCAAAGACCATCCTTATAGAGCCAAGCTCAGAGTGCAGAATAGCGTCTTTGTAGAGCCGAGCCCGACCTTGATGCGGGCGTCCTTACACCGGCAAGAGCTCACTGACGCTCTTTGAGCGCCTTCAAGAGCAGATCGAGGTCTTCGGCTGAGAACTTTGACAGTTCCTTGAGCACGGAGGTCTTGCCAACCTTGTTTGAGGTCTTGGCATCTTGCTTAGCCTTGATCGCGGCTTCGAACTCGGGCTTGCCCTCGCAGACCTCGAGCAGCGCCAGAATGATGTGCCCTTGAGAGAGCTTGTTCTGGCGAGCAAGTTTGGCGATTCGCTCCTGTATCTCGGTTTCGAGAACGATGGCGGAGCGCTTGGGTTGGTTGGTGACAGACTCACTCATGACTTTCTCCAGTTATACAAATGCAAAATTGCATCATTGCAAGAGTATAGTCTCTTGCATGTTATAAGCAACAGTGAAATTTAGGCTATTACTCTTCTCCCCGAATGAACCCAATGGGACGACCAGTTGGCTCTTCTTCCTCTTCAGGTTCGGCTTGACTCTGGTCCAGAAGACCATACGGCATGTCCTTCAGAAAGGCAATTCCCAGAAGCACCAGCGGGTTGGACGTTGCAAACAGTGCAATGAGTACAACGGCAAGAATTCCGACATTGAGAGCGAGAGCGTGGTTCATGTTGCGGCACCTTTCTGTGGCTTTTACGCAACTGTAGCACGCCCCTGTTTGGCAAGTCCCAGTTTTTCGAAGTCGAAGTCACTTCCATCTGCAAGAAGGTTCTCGGCAAAGCCTTCAGTACCTTTGATGATGCTCAGGCGCTGCAGCGAATGATCCTTCAGGTAGCGGTTGTGCTCATCGAAGAAATCCACAATCAGAGCAATGTTGGGACCGGATTTTTTGGCCCGAAGACCGCGACCGACCCTTTGACGAAGAGCGACTTCGGCCTTACCACCGCCGGCAAGAATCACCATCCCCACAGCGGGAACGTCAACACCGACGTCCAGAATCGTAGAACCAATCAGTACCTGAATTTCACCATTGGCGAGCTTAGAGAGCGCTTTCTTGCGCTCGTCTTGGTCGTTCTCACCGTAGATGAACGCGGCGCGAACACCTTTAGCTTTCAGAAGCTCAAGCAGCTTGTGACCGTGGGCTTTCTGCTGGATGAGCACCATCGTCGACAGGCGGTGACGAGCTGCTCGTAGACACTCGGCGACAATCAGGCTGTTTCGCTCTTCGTTTTCGACGATTCCCAGACGGTACGCAGCTTGCCAGGGTGTGCCTCGCAGCAGGTTCTTGGGCTTGGAAGACAGTTTGGCAATCTTGAAGATGGGTCGGGCAAGAATGCCTCGATCGATCAGCATCTTCTCGGTGACCTTGATGCCGATGGAGCCGAACGCCGCCATCAGGCGCATGTTCGACTCTTCGTCTTCCTTCATGAAGGGCGTGGCGGTGATGGCCAGGCGGTAGTGGGCGTTCTTGCAGTGGCGAAGAATCTCGTAGTAGCTATTGCCGGACGCCTCGTGGGCTTCCTCACCGATCACAAACTCGAACTTGGACAACAAGCTGATCGTCTGGTTGCGAATCGCAGTCTGGCGATTCTGCTCTTCAACGGAGTCGTCTGGATCAGGCTCGGCCAGTCGTGAGACAAGAGTTTGCACCATGCCGACGCTCATCTTCTTTACAAACTGGCGACCTTCGGCGTCAGTGTAGCCGAACTGACCGTCTCCCAGTACCGAGCAAGCGATGCCAAGGTCTTGCTCAAAAGTTTCCTTCATCTGGTACATCAGGATCGACCGGGTCGTCAGAAACAACGTCGGGCGGTTGATGCGCATGAAGGCAAGACGAGCGATGCGACTCTTTCCACCACCCGTTGCGACCTGAGCAATCATGGAGCCGTACTTCACCAGCCTATCGACTGTCTCCATCTGATAGTCATAGCGAGGGTCGTCGGGAAACGAGTCAACTCGAGGCTTTTCTGGCCCCTGGGGCAACGGAAGCGGTTTTCGAACGCGGTTGACTCGATGACCTAGACGAGTCAGGTGCGCCGCTACGTAGTTGACGAAGCCCGCAGGGAAAGTCGCAGCCCGAAAGTCAAAGAAGCTGGATCGACCATCCCAGCTGCCGCCTTTGAAAGCGGCAGTGTGCTCGGCACCTTCAACCTTGTAGGATAATAGAGATTGCACCCGCAGCTTTACCTCTCTTGAGGATTCATGCAGCTTTGCAACCGTGGCGTTGTATGCCAGCGTAACCGGCTCGTGATTTGAGTGTTCCATTGGCTGTTGCCAAGTTCTTATATAAGGATTATAGTTGCCTCAGTCGTGACTTATACAAATACCGTGACCAAGATCAAAGTTGAAACTCTACCGCCGAGTCAGTTGCGGCCAAATCCCTGGAACACCAATGTGGTGTCGCCGGAAAACCAGGCCAAGCTCGAAGCCTCGGTCAAACGCTTTGGCATGTTCAAACCGATCGTGGTTCGGCAAATGCCTGATGAGACTCTTCAGATCATTGGCGGTCAGCATCGTTGGGAAGCGGCAAAGTCACTGGGGTTGAAAGAGGTTCCAGTTGTCAATCTTGGCGTACTGAACGACAAAAAGGCAAAAGAGATTGGGCTTGTTGACAACGGTCGGTACGGAGCAGACGACACCCTACAGCTGGCAGGCCTGCTGGAAGACATCGGTGTTTCCACCGAAGAGCTTGCCAGCTTTATGCCGTTTTCCGAAACCGACATCGCATCAATTTTTTCATCTGTAAGCATATCGCTGGATGACCTTGATCTACCTGATGATGCTGAAATTCCCAAGACGCCGGCTACAAAAGCCGTTCAGACTCATCAAATCATGCGCTTCAAGGTTCCGGTAGACGATGTTGCCAAAATCACAGAGATGATCGAGCGGACCATGAAGGAGCAGAGGTTTACGGATGAAGACTCACTTTCTAATGCCGGAAATGCTCTGGTTCACCTCCTGTCAGGACTCTACGACTAAAGGTGATGACATGGACAAGTTTCCTGAGTGCGCCGAGTGCATCAACAAAGAGTTTGACCCTTTTCAATGCGAATCCTGCGAGGATGCTTGCAACTTTGAGCCTTACGATGAGGAATATGAGCCAGAAGACACTGCGGAGTCAATGACCATCTCGGAATTCAAAGATTTCTGGAGGAATGGACGATGAAAAAGAAGACTGACATTCCTGGCCAGATCACCGTCTGGGACATTGACAAGGTCAAGCCCTACGAACTCAACGCCAAGATTCACGACTCGAAGCAGGTCGAACGGATTGCCAAATCGATCTCGGAGTTCGGTTGGGATCAGCCGATTGTCGTCGATGCAACCGGAACCATCATCAAAGGTCATGGCCGTCGCCTGGCCGCTCTAAAGCTGGGTCTGACGCGCATTCCGGTCTGGGTACGCGACGACCTGACTCCCGAGCAGGTTCGAGCCTCTCGCCTGGCAGACAACCGAGTTGCAGTCAGCGACATCGACAGCAGCATTCTGCAGAAGGAACTCGAAGGTCTCGAATATGACTTGAAAGGCATATTTGATGAGAAGGAACTTACCTTCCTAGAGGAAAATTTAGGAGAATTCAATGCAAACGCTTTTGTCGATGACATTGAGGTCGAAGTAGGGCGCCAAACAGAAGAGACTCAAAAGACTGTCGAGAGTGCGAAGTCGAAAGATGTTCCAATCGACAAAGCTCTGGGTTTTAAGATGATCAAAGGCAGCCAGGAGCGCCATGTGGCTGCTTTTATGGCCCAAATCGAAGAAGAAACTGGGCTCGAGGGTGCAGACGCCTTCGTTGACTTCATCCAAAAATTGCTGGACGAGGATCAGTCATGAGTGACGTATACATAGGCTTACCAAGAAAGATCAGAGTTGGCCAATACACGTTTCGCGTCACTGTCGGTTCGGAAGAGAAGTACCCCGTACTCGAAGGAAATGACGGCGTGACCGATTTTGGTCAGTTCCGCATCTACCTTGGCGACAAGCTGCACCGACAGCGTGCCATTAACGTCGTTCAGCACGAACTGACTCACGCAATCAACTGGGTGTACGGCGTCACTGATGGCTCAGAAGAAGAGCACATCACAACGCAACACACAAATGGACTGATCGAGCTATGGGTAAGCAATCCAAAGGTATTCGGCTGGTTTGCCAAGAGTTTGCGAACGCTGAAGCGCGAAAACGCGCAGGAGGAGACTGAGTGACCTGCATATCGACAATCTGGATGTGGCTGCTTGCCATGTCCGCCATTCCCGGCATTGCTATTACCCTGCTGATACTGCTGATGCTCTGGGAAGGCGCCTGCATTTTTATCGATGACTGGCGTCGAGCTCGGAGGCGTCAATGACACAGTACGTACTGGACAAGCGCTTCGTCTGCAAAGTCGATCGTTCTGATCGAGTGCTGGAGATCGCTGAGGCCTTCGGTTTGGGCCTGGATGACAAGGAATTTGTCGTCTTTGACAAGCAGGCTGTCGAGATTGAGCAAGGCGATGTCGTTTACATCACAGGGCAGTCGGGCTCAGGAAAGTCACTGGCCCTGCGCGAGTTGAAGAAGCAGATGTCCGAAGCGGGGCACCATATATCGGACATTGACGAGGTAACGCTCGATTTAACGCGCCCCTTGATCGATCAAATTGGAAGCAATACAGCCGAGGCGCTCACGCTTCTATCAATCGCCGGACTGAACGACGCCTACCTTTTCGTTCGCAAGCCGCAAGAACTCTCCGATGGTCAGCGCTACCGCTTTCGCCTGGCTAAGATCATTGAGTCTGGCGCAAACGTCTGGGTCTGCGATGAGTTCTTGGCGGTATTGGATCGAACCACGGCCAAGGTCATTGCATTCAACTTGCAAAAGGTGGCTCGCAAGATGAAGGCTACTTTGATGGTAGCTACAACCCATACCGACATGGTTGCCGACCTGGCGCCAAACCTTTACATCAACAAACGCTACCGAGAAAAGATCGAAATCGTTCGGTCCCCGGAAGGCTACAAGGAGAACCCATGAATGACATTGAGCAGGAAATTCAAGAAAAGAAGCTGACCGCGCCGCGCATTACGCCGGCGGACATCGAGGCCAACATCGTCAGCGAGCATTACTTCACCGCCGCAGACGGCATCGACGGTTCTGACAAGGCCGCCGAAATCCCCGACGAGTGCGAACTGCTGACCTTCTGCGTCCTGGTTCTGCGCAACGGCTTCATGGTGACTGGTGAGTCGGCCTGCGCCAGCCCGGAGAACTTCGACGCCGAGATCGGACGCAAGGTGGCCCGACAGAACGCAGTGGCCAAGATTTGGCCGCTGATGGGATATGAGCTGCGAACTCGCCTGGCTCAATAAAGATGACCGAAGACAAGGAAACTTTTGAGCAGATGGTTCTGCGATCCTGGAATGAGGAGGCAGGCGCCAAATCGTTCGTACTGTTCAGCTCACCCGATTGCGCTCCATGCAGGCGCATAAAAGCCACCATTGAGTCGCTAGAGGATGATCTGGGAAAGATTGTAGGGTTCGTCAACGTGTACCACGCAGTCGCAGCCGCCTCTCAGACCAAGGTCAGATCAGTGCCAACGCTGATTCGCTTTGAGCGGGGTCAAGAAGTGGCGCGCATAGTTGGCGAGACAAGTCGGCAAAAGCTCGAGGCGTTTCTTCGTGACTGAAGACATGGAAGTCATTCGCCGGCCAGTGCCGAGCAACCATACGCTCTCGCTTTTGCCGAACGTATACGTTGAGCGCGGCACTATCGAGGACTGGAATCTGCTCCACGAACTCCACTACAAGGCGGAGTCGCTAGGTATCGGTCCTCGCATCTACCGCTGCGTACTCAACGGACAAACAATCGGCGTGGGTGTCATGACGGTGCCCAAGATTCTGCTGTCCGGACGGAATGAAGTCTTCAGACATCTGAAGCCCAACACCGGAGGTATGGACTCAAGGTTGATCAATCGACACCGAGCGTACTGGATCAACGATCACGCCTGTACCAACTCGCGGCTGGTGCTGGACACCATGTACCGAGGCGCCGGCATCGCCTACCGAATGCAGAACATCATGATGCGAATGACTGGCTGCCAGGTGATTGAATTTCAGTCGTCGATGAGCAAGTTCAACCCCTTCGCTCAAAAGGCGGGCATTCGCTTTACCAGACCGAAGCGCAGCGCCAACTACGAGCGCGGCGTCATGTTCTTCCAACGATGGTTCATATCCAATCCGTCGGACTACATGGGAATCATGACGGAAATCAACGAGATGAAGCCGGCGGTGCGAAGTAAATGCGAAGCCGAGATGCGTAAGTTTTATTACGCCTGTTCGGCACTCGAGAAGACAGGAAATGCGCGTTTTCGAGGAGAAGATCGGCGCGACAACATGGAAGTCAGCTATCTGCTCAAGTCACTTCAGCAGCTGACGTTGGCTTCACCTCTGTACGGCGCATACATCAATCCCGACGCCAGCCCGCAAAAGGGAGTCTCAAAACTGCCTCCCCGCGTTCCAATCATCGCTTTCGACAACCAACCGCCGGATCAACCGCTGGACATTTCCAGGCTGCCGGCTAAGTACGTGTGATGCCATGCCTCTGACAAACAAACAACTCGCCCTGATCAACCTCCTGGCCAAGCGCAACCCCGACGGGTCAGCACTTGACCTGGACCAGATTTCTGAAGGGCTACCCTACAAGCCGAGCAAGCAATCGCTGCAATTTTCGATCCGAGCGCTGGTAGCCCACGGTCTGATTGAAAAGGCACCCTCTGAGAAGCGACGGGGCCGCATGCGATGCCTCATCGTTCTGACCCGAGCCGGTGAGCATGTAGCGGGACTGAAGTCAAAGTCTGAGCCGATCGCTGTGGACGAACAAACCGACGCTCTTCTTCAGGAACTTAGCGAGGCCTTTGAAGAAGTCTGAGCCGACCTGGGAAATCTGGGAAACCGGCATCACTTCGTATATAGATATATAGATATGACAGATTCAACAGATAAAGAATTGCGGGAAAGTACCGGCACGGAAGAGACCCGCCGGGAAGAGGCTTTGATGGTTGATGCCGCAATCATGCAGATGTTGAATCTGCGGTTTGAAGTCGCGGACGACATCATCAAAGTCTGGCCTCGGGAAATCGAAATCCCTGACGACACAAACTGGCTGACCGGACCTCGGTTTACACAAAGTGTTGTCGCCTGCCAGGACTTGTTTGAGGCCCTCAAGGTGGAGACAGAAGCCCTCGAAACCGACGGCGAGCATTTCGTCAGAGTGACGTTCCCCAATCACGGCGGGTTCAAGCTGGACGGCTCAAAGACGTACTGTCTCGAGATGGCACAAGCCATTGCACTGATGTCCACCCTGTACATCTTCCGCACGGAAAACGACGTAAGTCATGACTGACTTGACAATGTGTCGCTTTTTTGCTACATTCCGCCCGAGACTTGTTCTATCTCCTATGGGCGTTATCTCCACGCCCATTTTTTTTGACTGAAAGAGGCGCCTGTGAAAGAAGACAAGGTCGCCGCATCGGAAAAAGCGGTAAATCCACACGGAAAGCGACTTACGCCAAGCGAATGGGCTCGGGCGACTGCTTTGTGGCGAGCCGGAGAAGTAACACTAGAGGAGCTCGGCAAGCAGTTTGACCGACATCCACAATCCTTCGCCAAATACTTCGGACGCCGAGGTATCAAGAAGGGCGACAGAGCTCACCTCACTACCAAGGCGGTAGAAAACGCCGTAGAGCGTAAGGCTATTAAGGATGCAGAGCTGATAGCGGCTCGGATTCGGGAAACCAAGGAAGAGCACTACAAAATGGCCAGCGGTCTGGCCAAGCTCACTTGGGCTGAAATTCTTAAAGCCAAGCAGGACGGAGTTCCGCTATCGGCCATTCTCAACAACATCAAGACTCTGGATGCTGCATCAAGTGTCCTGCGCAGGACTCGAGAAGATCGCTACGCCGTGCTTGGGCTGGATCGTGCAGACGCAGTGGATGAGGACGACGTACCACAACTCGTAATCTCGGAACTGACGGCTGAGCAGATCGAGAACCTTCGAAAGCGTAACTTCCGCGAGCTATCAGCGCTCGACGGCATGGAAGTCGGCGACATTGATGGCTCTCAGGATGCTTCTGCTGACGATGATGACGATGAGGTGGTTGAGGAGTCGTAATGACACTTCGAGCCAACCTCACCCTGCATCCGAAGCAGATGGAGGTGTACCGCTCAAAGGCGCGGTACCGAGTAGTCGTGGCCGGACGACGCTGGGGCAAGACCGCGCTTTCGCGGGTGCTCATCATCAAAAAGGCGCAAAAGCCTAAGCAGAAAATCTGGTATGTGGCGCCTACGTACAAGATGGCCAAGCAGATTATGTGGCTTGACCTGCTAGATGCGATTCCACGCAAATGGATTCGAAAGATCAACGAGACATCTTTGTCCATTACGTTGATCAACAACACGCGAATCGAACTAAAAGGCGCAGACAAGCCTGATTCACTTCGAGGCGTGGGTATTCATTTCCTGGTGCTCGATGAGTTTCAGGACATGGCTGAAGAGGTTTGGACCCTAGTTCTGCGACCGACGCTCGCAGACACCGGAGGAGATGCGATCTTTATCGGCACTCCAAAGGCTTACAACTACCTGTATGAGCTGTACAAAAACGGTCAGAATCCCAAGATGGTTGCCAGCAACCTGTGGGAGTCTTGGCAGTTTCCGACCATTACCTCTCCATTCATTCCGCTCAGCGAAATCGAAGCCGCTCGACAGGACATGGATGAGAAGAGCTTCAAGCAGGAGTTTGAAGCCTCGTTCGAGACAATGTCCGGAAGGGTGTACTACCCGTTCGAGCGAAGCACTCACGTTCAAAAGTTGGAGTTCAATCCAAAGCTGCCCATTTGGGTTGGCATGGACTTCAACATCGACCCGATGTCAACAGTCATCTTTCAGCCTCAAAACAATCGTGAGGAGCTCTGGGCAGTCGATGAGATCGTTCTATTTGGTTCCAATACCGAAGAGGTATGTGAGGAGCTCGAGAAGCGCTATTGGCGCAACCAGGGGCTCATTGTGATGTACCCAGACCCTGCCGGCGGTCAGCGCCAGCATGCTCGCGGTGAAACCGATATGGACATCTTGCGGGAAAAGGGCTTCAAGCGGATCAAGTACCGTCGCAAACACCCAATGGTGGCAGACCGGGTAAATGCAGTCAATCGCATGCTACGTGATGCAACTGGAAAGATTCGACTCAAAATTGATCCAAAATGCAAGCACTTTATCAATGCGCTGGAACAGACAATCTACAAGCGTGGCACGCGAGAGGTTGATAAGACGTTGGGACTAGAGCACTCGGCGGACGCCGGCGGTTACTGCATCGAGCTTGAGTTCCCAGTTCGTAAGGTGGAAATTGGCGGGTTGTCAATATAAGGCGTTGACTAACTCAGTAGTGACGTATAAGATAGGAGCCTCAAAACATGGCAACTGTACTGAAACCAGGCGAATCCTTCGTCATTGACCCGGCATCTGCTGGAGGCTCAATTGCGCCGATGACGGACGATCAGAAGCTACTTCGACGCTTGATTGAGCGCCGACACCCCGACTACGCGGAAAAAGTAGCACATTGGGACTTTCTTGAAGACACCTATGAAGGTGGACGAGAGTGGTTTACCGACAACATCTTCCGCTACATCAAGGAAGGTGACACTGAGTTTGCAGACAGGCTGACTCGAGCCTACCGATTCAACCACTCTCGCGAAGTGGTGGACTTGCTGAACAAGTACCTGTTCAAGCAAAACATCCAGCGCAACGAGACAGATGCGCCCGAATCGGTTCGCCGCTTCTGGAAAAAGGCAACTCGCAACGGTCTGGGGATCAAAGACTTTTCGCGTCAGATTTCCAAAAAAGCGTCAATCTATGGCCGCATTGGTATCGTGATTGATACCAACAACGGCCAAAACGGCGAACTTGTAATAACAAAGGCTGACGAAAAGCGGTCTGGCGTATCGGTCTATGCTTACACGGTAGGGCCGGAACAGTTGCTGGACTACGCTTTTGACGAACAGGGCGCTCTGGAGTGGATTTTGATCCTCGAGAACGTGCGTGACGCCATCGATCCCATGAATTCGTCAGGCGACGAGAAAGAGCGCTTCAGGCTCTGGACCAAGACTGAGTGGCGACTGTTTGAAGAGGTCAAGCAGGGTCGAAAGAAGGTCGTTGTTGAAGTCGCAAGCGGCGTTCACGGACTGGGTATCGTGCCGGTTGTGCTGGCCGACAACATCATCTCCGACGAAGAATACTGCGCGCAGTCGCTGATTGACGAAATTGCGTACCTGGATCGAGCCGTTGCCAATTACCTCTCGAACTTGGACGCCATCATTCAGGATCAGACTTTCTCGCAGCTGGCCATGCCGGCGCAGAACGTGCTGCCGGGTGAAGACAACTACACCAAGCTCACCGAGATGGGCACCAAGCGCATCTTTCTGTATGACGGGGAGGGCGGGGCTCAACCCTTCTACCTGTCTCCCGATCCAAAACAGGCACAGATGATCCTGGCGGTGATCAACAAGATCATCTCGGAGATTTACCACACGGTCGGACTGGCAGGCGAGCGCACCAAGCAAGACAACGCCGTAGGTATCGACAACTCATCCGGTGTGGCCAAGGCATACGACTTCGAACGAGTCAACGCGCTTCTGGCAGCCAAGGCGGATTCGCTGGAAGTTATCGAGAACAAGATCACGGCCATTGTGGCTCGATGGAGTGGCGAAGACGGGAGTATCGACTCCGATCTGGTGACTTACCCTGACGATTTCGACACCCGTGGGCTGTACGACGAGTTTGACATTGCGGCTCGACTGATGTTGATTGGAGCACCTGATCCGATTCGTCAGGAGCAGATGAAATCGGTGTTGGACAAATTGTTCCCGCAACTTGCTAAAGACTTGCGGGCAAAAATGGAAGCGGAGCTGAAAAAGTGGCCGCCCGATCCGGCAGAACTGACGCAAAGTCCAGATGGACCCAAAAGCGCAGTGAAGCCCAAAACGAATCAAGGGGCAGTCGGCCCTGAGAACGGAGAGTAATCTCCGGCCGACAAGAGACTGTCGGTATTTTTAACTCCATGACCAAGCGAACGGTCGGAAAGGTTCTAGACGATGTTTCATCTAACACGAAATGTGGCCATGAAGTACCAAGCTCCCGAAAACGGGGGTGAAGGTGGTTCTGGTGGTGGCGGTGGTTCTGGAGACGGCGGTGACGCCGCAGCCGCCGCAAAAGCTGCAGAAGAAGCCGCAAAGAAGGCAGCTGACGAAGCGGCAGCCAAAAAGGCAGCTGATGACGCTGCCGCCGCAGCCGGCAACAAGAAGCCCACCGATGAGGAGGCTCGGTTGCTCAAGGAGAGCATGAAGCGCAAAGAAGCTCTTGACAAGGCAAATGCCGACCTCAAGGCTGCTCAAGAGGCGCTCAAGAAGTTCGACGGCATCGATGCTGATGCCGTGCGGAAAATGTTGGCCGATCAGAAGTCGGCCGAAGATAAGGCGCTAGAAGCCAAAGGCGACTGGGATCGTCTGAAGACGCGCATGGCTGAAGAGCACGGCAAAGAGATCACTACGCTGCAAGATCAGATCAAGCAATTGACAGAGGAGCTCGGCAAGACGAAGGGCACCATCAAGGACTTGAGTATTGGCACTCAGTTCTCTCAATCGAAGTTCATCTCTGACGAGTTGACACTGACGGCAGCCAAAGCTCGAGTGATCTATGGAGATCACTTTGATGTGGAAGACGGCAAAATCGTTGGCTATGACAAGCCGCGTGGCGCACAGAACCGAACAGCAATTGTTGATCAGTATGGAAACGCCGTTGGCTTTGAAGATGCGCTGAAGAAGATTGTCGAAGCCGATCCCGAGAAAGATCATCTGCTGAAGAGCAAGATGAAGCCGGGTGCGGGTTCGGATAGCAAGAAACCCAGCGGTGCTGTAAAGACGGAAATTCCTACTGATGGAATCTCAAAGATTGCCTCAGGCTTGAAAGGTTTGAAGGTATTTTGATTGCAAAGAGAGGTAAGTCACGAATGACTTGCCTTTCTTGGCAATATGTGTTATAGTTCTGCATCATCGGTGACTTAGAGCGACGTAAGAGCCGAGACATTGAATTCAACCTCTGAAAGGAAATGAAATGGCTCTTCTGAAAGCCGAAGCTGAAAAGCTGTCGAATAACCAGCTCGTCGCTGGCGTGATCGAGCAGATCATCGACCGTGACGACCTGTTCGCCGTGCTGCCCTTCTCGCAAGTGAATGGCAAGGCATATGTGTACAACCGCGAGAACACTCTGGCTGGCGCTGACTGGCTGGACCCCAACGAGGCGATCAACGAGAGCGCCTCGACGTTCACTGAGGTCGTGGCAAAGCTGCGTATCCTGGCTGGTGACGTTGATGTGGACAAGTTCCTGCAGTCTACGATGGGCGACACGAATGACCAGATGGCCATTCAGATCGCACAAAAGGCCAAGGGCGTTGCCCGTGCCTTCCATCAGACGCTCGCCAAGGGCAATGCGACTACGAACGCCAAGGAGTTCGACGGTCTGCCTCAGCTGGCTGTGGCCGCTGGTGGCACCCAGACCGTGACTGCTGGTGCGAACGGCGCTGCGCTGACCCTGACGATGCTGGACGAGCTGGTTGACGCTGTGCCGAACGGCCCGGACGTCATCGTGATGCGTCGTGGCACCATCCGTGCGTTCCGTGCTCTGTTGCGCGCCACTTACGGCACTGACGCCGTGATGCAGCAGCTGGAGAACTTCGGTCGCCCGATGCTGACCCACAACGGCATCCCCATCATCATGAATGAGTGGCTGGCTTCTGACGAGACTCAAGGTTCCTCGAGCGCTACTTGCTCGGTGTACGCCCTGCGTCTGAACGAGCTGGACGGTCTGCATGGTCTGTACGGTGGCGGTAGCGCTGGTATCGTGGTCGAGAACATCGGCACGGTGCAAAACAAGGACGCAACCCGTCTGCGTATGAAGTGGTACACCGGCCTGGCCCTGAAGAGCACCCGCTCTATCGGTCGCCTGAAGGGTGTGACCAACGTGTAAGTTGTGCATCAGTCACGACTGACATAAAATAGGGCGGGTTCAAAAGACCCGCCCTTTTCATTTGCAGGAGAGATAACGCATGAAAGTCAAACTTACTCAAGCTGGAATGGAGACATACAGCGGTCTGCTGGGGGATGTCGTCTTTCAAGACGGCGTGTCGAGCACAGAACTTAGCGCCGCACAAGTGGCTGCTCTTCTGAGCATCTATGTGGGTGAAATCATGAATGGTGAAGATTCGGAAGTTGCTGGCGCTGTCGTCGAGCTCGCAGGAGCAGCCAGTGCAGTTGTTGGCGAACCCGAAGTTGAAACAGAGGAAAGCGAATGAAGTTGCGCCTGACTCAAGCAGGGTTCGAGAACTACACCGGCCAGATGGGCGTGGTGTGGTTCGAGAACGGCCTATCCACAACCGATGTTCTGCCAATTGACGGCATTCGTATCTCGGCGGCTCTTGGAGCGGTATGGGATGACGGGTCAGCCGCAAACGTAGGTCAGATGTACCTCAACAACATGGAGGTACCTGCGTTCGTCGGCATGGCAGACAACCAGGCAAAGGCACCCGAACCCGTGGCGCCTGTCGAGACCGTAAAGCAAGCGCTGGGAGAGCCCGACGGCGGTCTCGTCACCTACACCGAGGAAATGCTGGCCAAGATTGCCGACGAGAAGGGCATTGGCGGCGTGCGGGAAGTGGGCGACAAGTTGGGAGTCAAGGGAACTTCCATTGTCGGTCTGATTGCCGCAATCCTCAAAGCTCAGGCATCTCAGCCTAAAGCGGAGTAACGGCATATGGCGCTCGACGTCTTTCTAGTCAACACCGAAGTCACGCTCGCCATCGATCTGGTCGATGACGCAGGCAATGCGCTGACTGTAGATTCGGTAGCCTATCGAGTCGTCGATCAAGATGGCGTAGTAAAGGTTGCCCAAACCAACCTCACCACGTTTACCGCTGGCGACCCGCAAGCGACTGTAATTGTGGCAGCCAGCGTCAATCAAATGGCGCTGGGCAACACCCGTGAGATCAGAAGCGTCGAGCTAATCTGCGACACCGAAAGTGGGACGATCGGCTTTGCGAAGACTTACGGGCTGGAGACTCTTGCGCCCCTAGTCACGGGCGCCAACAGCTTTCAGACTTTTCCGATGGCTGAGCTTACAGCGATGGATATGCCCAACCTCGACGGTTGGGAGAGCGCATCAGAGCAAAGCAAGGTTCGGGCGCTCATCGACGCTCGTGAGCACATCTGCCAGCTGAACTTCAACCTGTTGAACTCCAACGCAAACTTTGGCCAGGACCAGCTCGCATACGTTCCGGAAGGGCAATACCAGTCCTCTTACGTGGCGCAAAACAGCCTGTTCATCTTCAACGGCGATCTGGGCATTCTGAATGAAACTCAGTACGCCGCATTGCCAGACCGTTTCAAGAAGGCGTTGCGTCAGGCTCAGGTTGCTGAGGCAAATGCGATTCTGGGTGGCGACAGCAATGAATCGCGCCGTCAAAGCGGCATCATTGAAGATGAAATTGGCGAATCGCGCCAGAAGTATCGAGACTCAAAACCGCTGCAGCTGCCGGTATGCCGTCGAGCTCTCGGCTACTTGAGTGGCTACGTCACCTTTGCCAAGCGTATCGGTCGTGCGGGATGACTTACGATCAATTCGGCATCGATGCTCGGCGCGAGTATGACCTGTTCATATTTGCGTTGACTGGCCGATATTTGGCTCTAGTTGCTCCTGGAGTATCTCCAACTCCATTCTCGATCAACCAGTTGAAAAACTCTGGAATGGCGCTACGCCAGTCCTACCTTCAGAGTAGCAAGCTCTCTATTGAGGATTACGTTCGAGCCTACCCATCTGAAAAAGCTCAAGCGCTGGCAAGTGAATGGCAGGCAAAGATTGCTCGCTTCACCATGGAAAATATCGCCAGCTTGGTGTTGAAGATGAAGGGAAGAGATCGATCGGAGCTCAGCTTGTTAGGTAATGCGCATGGTGCCGTAGGTCGCCTTCTTCAGGCAAAGCTAACGGAGCCTCAATACGAGATAACCACGGCAAGTGGTCGTCGCTACAAGGCAAGCCCGTTAATGGAGGCCGAGGCTCGCGACTTCGCCTATCGAGTTTGGCTGGAAGCAAACCTGCAAATAATCTCGCAGCAGAGTGATTTGGCCGAGGTGGCTTATACCTCTCCGGAACACGAAGGCAATGGTCGCGTCTTCTCAATCTCAGGCCAAGATTCTCGCTTCCCTTCTTTCGCCGAGATCAAAGACCAAGTCTTCCATTACAACGCCACCGCAATGGTGAAGCCCCATGTTCTTTCCTAACAAAACCTGCATCATCAGCGTAGCTTCCGGCAAAACGGATGTCTATGGCCAACCTCTTCCAGGGCGAAAGGTGTCAGAAGGCTGTGCTGTTGTGCGGTTGCAACTAAACAATATAAAGACATCGGTTCGTACCGACAGCTCTGCTTCCCGAGGTAATGCAATGGAGCTGGTTACGGACGCTTTGTTGTTGCTGTCTCGCAACACTGTTGCCAATATTGACGATGTGATTGAGATCGAAGGAGCCAAGCTGCGAGTTATTTCCAAGCACCCGCGATATTCAGTGAATGGAAAGCTGGATCACTACGAGATTGGCGCAATTACCTGGAGCTAAACATGGACTTGATGCCGATCGCAAATAAGCTGGAATATGAAGGTTTGGGCGTACCTGGCAAGACGTTGTTCGTCAATTTCATGCCAATGGAATGCAAAGAGGGAATTTTGCTTCGTAGCCCATTGGCGGGCACAAATGTCGATCATGAGCTTCCGGGGTACTACAAGACCGAGTTTTCGCTGATTGTCAGGTCACATCAATTCACCAATGCTGGAGCTTTGGCGCAAGAGGCGATGACGACACTGTGCCTTGCCGAACAGATGCTTGATGATCTGTATATCCACTACTTGCGCCCCAAGAAACTACCTGTGGCTTTTCCAGTCTCTGATGGCAACTACTACGAGGTAATGGTTGTCTTTGAGGTGGTCTACGTAGGCGCAACCTATGGGCATTGAGTTTGGTGGCTTTGAGGAGCTACAGGCTAATATTCGGCAAATAGGCCCACGCGCCGAAAGAGCCGTCACGCGCCAGATGCGCTTTGAGGCGTATCGGATGCGAGACCTTGCACGCAAGTTTGCTCCTATCGATGAAGGCCCGCTCGAGGAAGCTATCGAAGTCAAGGAAGAAGGTGGCGGGCGCGATAGTCGAGGCAGATTTGCTCGCGTGAGTTACACGGTCTATGTGGACACCGACGCCTACGGCTCTCATGGTGCTTTCGTCGGCGAGTACGCCTACATCATGCACGAGCATCTCGCCCCTTATGGAAGTTACAAGCTCGGCAAGAGATCGCGTGAGAAGCAGTCTGGCCAGTCTGAGATGGTTGGGGGACGCTACCTGGAACGTGCGGCAGCCGAAGTTTCAGATGGCATCATGAATCGATTGATCGAAGTCACGCGAAGAGAGCTTTACTAATCTCTGGACTTTGCACAAAGTTTGTGCTATAGTGCGCCCTACCGCTGAAGTCAAACACGACTGACTTCCACCCCTTTGCAAAGGAGTTCCGAATGCCTTCCAGCACCAAAAATGTGAAACTTGGCGTCTGCCAAGTCTTCTTCGACGGCGTAGACCTGGGATACACCCAAGGTGGCGTCGAGGTCACCGTGTCTACTGAGACCCACAAGGTCAATGTCGATCAATTCGGCAAGAGCACGATCAACGAATACATTCTGGGTCGTGAAGTCATGGCCAAGGTGCCGATGGCCGAGACCACGCTGGAGAACATGGTTGCGATCATGCCTGGCGCTACGCTGACTCAGTCGGGTGGCACCGCCGCTTCCGGTACGATCACTTTCGCGACCTCCGCTTCTGTGGCCAATGACACTGTGACCGTCAATGGCGTAGTGTTTACCTGCAAGGCCGTTCCCGCGACAGCATACGAGTTCGCTCCTGGCGCCTCGTTCACAGCCTCCGCTCAGAACCTGGCTGCCGTGCTGCAGGCTTCGACCGATCCCAAGGTTGCCATTGCTTCTTACACACTGGCTGGCGCTGTGATCACCGTCAAGTACGGCTCTGAGCTCCAGTACGGTACGACCGGCAAGCAAGGTACTGAAGGCAACAGCTTCACGCTGGCAAAGAGCGGCACCAACGTGACCGTGTCTGGCGCGACATTGACTGGCGGCGTTGAGCCCACCTCTGTGTCTGTGGCTGTGAGCACCGGCATCGGTACCGACCTGCTGGCCGTTGCCAAGGAACTGCGCTTCCATCCGACTACCAAGGCTTCGACCGACAAGTCTGACGACTTCGCGATTCCCCTGGCGGCCACTGCTGGCGCTCTGACCTTCGCTTACAAGCTGGAGAACGAGCGTATTTACAACGTGGACTTCATGGGTTATCCGGACTCCACCGGCAAGCTCTTTACAGTGGGTGCATAAAGTAGTTCACAACTGACTCACCTGCTGTAGAATAAGCCTCGCCTAGTGCGAGGCTTTTTCATTTCTGGAGCTACAAGGAGTCACATGACGAAACTACTCAATCTGAACCAATTGAGCCCGAAGGAAGTTCGGGAAGTTCAAATTGGAGACAAGACCTATTCTTTGAAAGAAATGTCCGTCGAAGATTTCATCGAGACGACAAAAGTTGCTGAAGCAATGGAGAGTGAGACTTCATATGCCAAGCAACTGACGGCAACAATCACTCTGGTCAAGCGCTCTATTCCGGAGATTGACGAGACGATCCTTCTGAACCTGTCTTTGGAGCAACTGCAGGCTCTGACAGCATTCATTCGAGGCGCAAGTCCCGAAGAGCTGATCAAGCCTAAGGAAGAGGTCGAGCAGGGAAACGCTTAAAGGGCTTACCGCAAAGAGAGATCGACTTTGGGTTTCTCTTCTGCGAAGTAAGCCACTTCTACTCGATGTCTTATCGAGAGGTGTTGGAGATGCCGATCAGAGCGTTCTGGCTCATGAGCGGCAATGTGAAGAGAGTTAGAGCGTACTCGGATGTTCGATCGCTGACGGTCGCAGCGGCAGCTCAGAGTGCGGATGGAATAGAGGAGATCAGAGAAAGACTGGTTTTGGAAATCGGTACTGTGATTAACGAGCCGCCAACCGTAGTCGAGCGTGACGAAGCAGGGTTTGCAGAACTGAGAGCGATGGCAGCAGCAATGTAAGGAAGCGGAAAATGCTCGGTGGTGAAATTAAAGTCGTGATGACCCTGGATAACGGGCAATTCACGATTCAAACTCAGAAGTCTGGCCAGGTAATCAAGGAGCTCAAGCGTACCCTTGAGGACACTGCTCGCTCTACCAAAGTTCTCGAGCAACGCTTCACGGGTCTCTACGGCCGTTTTCAGGACTTGGTGAAGACCGCATCGCTGCTGCGGTATGCCCTGCACGACATCCATGATGTCTTTGCGGCTCTACCTGGGGCCATTCTCAAGTCGTCGGGTGAAATTGAGCGCATGACTCTCCTTATGGAGGGCTTGAGCAAGCAGACCGACTCGGCGGCTAAGCGAGCGGAGGCTCTGTCGAACGTCAAGTTCGTGTTCGACATGGCGCAGAAGAACCCCTTCGACGTCAAGGCGCTTACCGACTCCTTCGTCAAGTTCAAGTCTGCAGGGCTTGATCCCACCAACGGCAGCTTGCAGGCCCTTGTGGACTCGGTGGCACGCTTCGGTGGCACTTCCGAGGCGCTAAAGCGAGCCTCGATCGCGATTCAGCAGATGGCGGGCAAGGGCGTCATCTCGATGGAAGAACTGCGACAGCAGTTGGGTGAAGCTGTGCCCAACGCCATCAACATGATGGCTGATGGTGCAGGCATGTCGATGGCCAAGTTCACCAAGCTCGTCTCGACGGGCACGGTGGAGGCATCGACCTCGCTGAACAACATGTTTGCCATCATGAAGTTCCAGAACGACGGCGCTGCCGCCGCAATGATGCAGTCGTGGACCGGCATGCTGGCGCTTCTCTCCACCAAGTTCGAACTCTTCAAGAAGGAGGTCGGTGACAACGCATTCTTCGAGGAGTCGAAGAAGCAGCTCCAGGACATCATCGACCTCTTCGGGCAACCGCAAGCCAAGGCCTTTGCGAACGACCTTGGCGAAAGCCTTGCTCAGATCGTTCGCGCTCTTCGATCCGTCATCGAGACGGTTGTGGAGTGGTGGGGCGTCATCAAGCTCGCCGGCCAGGCATTCCTTGCCTATTTCGCGATCACGAAGGTCCAGGCAATGTTCAACGCCCTTCGTGGCGTATTTATGGCCAAGGTTGGCCTGTACCAGACAGATGTTGCAGCTCAGCGCGCCGCATTGGCTGACAAGTTGAATGCAGCGAATCAGGAAATTGCCGCTGAAAGACAGCGCTACGCGCAAAAGGTAGCAACCATTGCCGCAATCAGGGATGCCGAACTGAATGCGCATGCCAACCAAGCGTATGACCAAGAAAAAGCCGCGAAGCAGAAGTTGACTGCTCTGCAAAAGGAACGAGCGGAGGCTTTTAAGCACTATCAGACACTCAATCAGCTCCATCAGCAGCACTTGATGCAGAAGATGGCTGCGGAATTGGCTGCCGAAGCGGCAATGCGTCAAAAGAAGGCCGGCTCGGCGGCTCAAGCTAGAGCTTATACGGCAGAGGCTAATCGTCTTGGCGGCAACGCCGCATTGATCGGCGCTGAAGTTGCCAAAGCTAGAGAACACTCCGCCGCCCTTGAGGCTCAGCGCATTGCTCTTCTGCGACAGATTGATGCCGCAAGAATGTCTACCGTTGCCAATTCGCAACAGGCGGCATCAGCCGCAGCCGCAGCCGCCCATGCTCGAGAAATGGCTCGTTTGCTTCAAGTTCAAGCGGGCGCAGCTACCGCAGCAGCATCAGGCGTGACGCTCTTTGGCCGAGCAATGTCGGGCCTGGGCGTCGTATTCAACGCTTTTGGCGGTTGGGTAGGTGTAGCAATCGGCGTACTGGTAACGCTCGGCTCAAAACTCTATGAGTACATGAATCGCTGGGAGGAGTTTCGCAAGGCAGTAGATCGAACTAAGAGAGGCATGTCTTCTGCGGAAGATATGGAACGGTTTAAGAAAAATGCTGAAGAGTCCAAGGGTGAAATTGAAGCGCTAAGCAGAGCCCTTAAAGACTTTGACGCTCTTTCTACTGACCAGCAAAGGGCTTTCGCCTTTTCAATGGGTAGTCGAACAAAGCCCAACGCACAAGGTCGCCAAGAGGGTGATGCTGGGGAATATCGAAGAAGGCTTCAAGAGGGGCTGAATAAGCAGATTGCGATCTATACAGAGGCGCAAAATGGCCTTGCCGAGCAGAAGCGCCTGATTCGTGAAGAGGCAATTGCCACGGAAAGCTCACAGTACCAGCGCGAGTATGAGCGCGGTGTAATGGCTCAGTTGCGCACCTTTCAGGAAGGGGTAACCAGACTTACTCAAGAAGAGCAAGAGGCTCTAAAGAAGGCTCGGGATGCTGCTGCCGCCAAGGGAAGAAAGCTGACCCAAGGCGAAGAAGAAGCGCTTCGCAAGCGCTACATCGATGCTCGCAATGCAATAGTTCAACAGGAGGCTCAATATCGTCTGACTTATGCACTGGAGAAGGATAAGACTCTCCAAAGCATGATTGCGGTCGAGAGTGACCCGAAGAAGCTCGAAGTTTTGAAGGCTCAGCGCGACTTTGTTGCTCAGCAGATTCAGGCGGCTCGCGAGCGAATTGTCGGTACGGTCAATTTAGGCAAAACCAATACGGCTGTTAAAGACCCCAAACCTAAGCTGCGCGAAGACCCGCTGGTGCGCATGGCTGCAGACCTTGAAGCAGCCGTTATTGCCGCCAGAATCAAGTACGAAGACGTTCTGGACGAAGGGCGAACCCTCAAAGCGTTGAAGAATCAAGTTGCCGTTGAAGTCTTCGGAGATATGGCTGAGGGCAAGTTTGATAGCAAGGAGCAAAACGCCGACGGTGAAATGGTGCCCAATTTTATGGGCGGTAAGGATGCACGGAAACTATACGCGCAAAACTTCATTGGCTTTCTCGAACTTAACAAAGGAGGCGTTGAGGAATTTATCGCAACTCTCGACAACCTTAAGGACAAGGAAGCCATCCTCAAGCGTATCAACGACTTGTTCATCCTTCGGCAATACACCGAAGGCACTCAAGCTATTGAGCAAGCGCGTCAGATTGGAATTGGGGCTGCGAATGATCTCAAGAACGCCTCAATCGACGTTGCAGACAATGGCCTGAGCAGAGAGAGCGCAGCACTCAATGCCGTAATCGAGCAGTTCAACAAGTTGGAGGCTAAGGTTCGCGCTTCTGGCAAGGGCTATGAAGAGTTCCAGCGTATTCGCGATAAGGCCGTCGGCGATGCTACGGCTGCTCGAGAGATCAAGGTTACCGCTGAGCTGAAGGAGGCAAACAATAAGTACATCCAAGATGTTAAGAAGGGTGTGGAAGAAAGTCGCCTTGCCAGAAGCAAGGCATCAATGGACTTTCGGCAGCTTGCTCGAGCTCAATACGAAGAAGAGCTAAGACTTTTCCAAGAGAAGGAAGATAAACAGCAGGCCGAGCTTACAGCTCGCATGCTGAATGGTTCAATTTCGTGGCAATTTTTCGAAAGCGAGAAGAGTCGCATCACAGCTGCCGGTGAGGCATATAGAACCGAAGCAATGGCTCGCTGGTTTGAAAACTCAAAGTCCGCAGTCGCGAAACTGAGGGATGAGTGGCAAAACTCTGTGAACGCGATGAACCAGGCCACGGCAAATTGGGCCAACTCCTTCATGGATCGGTTCATCAATGTCATCACTGGCGGCAGCTTCAAGTGGAAAGAATTCGTTGCCGGCATGGCTCGTGATCTGCTGGGTATGCTGATCAAGAAAGAGCTTGGTGGGGCGGTCGTAAAAATGTTTGGAGGTATTGGTCAAAAGATCGGACAGTCTCTTGGTTTGGTACCAGAAGCAACATCAACACGAGGTCAGTCACCCGATCAACCCATGTACGTTCAGGATGTTTCAAGCGGCGTGGGTAAGGCGGCAAGCGAAGAGGGGATATTTAAGACCGTTAAGGATAAGCTCACAGATACTTGGGAACAACTCAAAAGCGGATTGAGTAATGTTTGGGACAGCCTTAAAAGCGGCTTTGATAGCGTTATGGGCTGGCTCAAAGATGGAATGAGTTGGATCACAGAGGGTCTGTCGAGCTTCTTTGGAAGCGGTGGTGGTGGCGGCGATATGTTGGCGACAATCATGTCCTTCTTTGGTTTTGCAAAGGGTGGGGTGATGACAGGTTCAGGCCCCATGCCTCTCAAGCGATATGCAATGGGCGGGATTGCTAAGAGTCCACAACTTGCTATGTTTGGAGAAGGCTCAACGCCCGAAGCGTATGTCCCACTACCTGACGGACGTTCAATCCCCGTTTCGATGTCGGCTGCACCAGTGACAAATAACGGCGGTACCGCCGTCTACATCACTATCAACGTCGATGAAAACGGACAAGATCAAGAAACTTCGGGGTCTGGCGATGCAGAGACATGGAAAGTGATGGCAAGTCGTGTGAAGGGTGTTGTGATGGAAGAGCTTGTTAAGCAACAGCGCCCTGGCGGCGTCTTGTACAAATAAGTCACGGGTGACACAATGGCGCTAACATTCAACTACGTACCTGAGTGGGGCAGCAAGCTCGAACAAGAGCCCCGCGTACTCACCACGAAGTTCGGTGACGGTTACGAAATCCGCTCCCCTGACGGAATCAACAATAACCCCGAAAAGTGGACTCTTCAGTTCACGATGGGAACAGCTAACGCTTCACAAGCTCTTGCCTTTCTACAGCAACGAAATGGCGTCGAGGCTTTCTGGTGGAAGAATCCATTTGAAGTGACTAAGTTGTACAAGTGCTCAAAATGGACATTTGGTAGGGAGCGTGGATACAATGTCCTCAGCATGACATTCGAACAGGTCTTTGAAGCCGCAACATGATTCGCACAGAGATTCAAAAGCTGGAGCAATCGGCTCTCGTTCAACTTTTCGTACTGGATTCCACCAATCTTCCTGGCGGATCAATCCTTCGGTTTCATGCTGGAACAAACCAGTTGAGTCAGCCTGTTGTTTGGCAAGGTCAGACATACACGCCTCTGCCCATTCAAGCAGATGGATTTGACGTCAGTGCAAAGGGAGCTTTGCCGCGCCCAAAGATGGTGGTGGCCAACGTGGGTGGTTTCGTCTCGGCCGAACTGGCTGATATGGACGATCTGATCGGCGCTCGCGTCATTCGAAAGCGCACTTTTGCAAAGTACCTAGATGCGGTCAATTTCCCCGGTGGCGTCAATGCAACTGCCGACCCCAACCAATACCTGCCTGACGACATCTGGTACGTCGAGCGCAAGGTAATGGAAGATAAGAAGGTGGTTGAATTCGAACTCTCATCGGCGTTTGACTTGATGGGCGTCCAACTGCCCAATCGCCAAATCATTCAAAACTCCTGCCCTTGGCCATATCGAGGCACGGTTTGCGGCTATACAGGTACCGGCTACACGAAGGATAACTTGCCCACGACGGCCAACTCCGCCACCGATGTGTGCAACAAAACGCTGACAGCCTGCCGCACTCGGTTTGGAACTAGCGTCATTCGGTTTGGCGGGTTTCCAGGAGCAGTGCGTGGAACTAGCGGATGACTTCAATGAAAAGGCTCGAGCTCTTGCCGAGCAAAGCTATCCCAACGAAGCCTGCGCTCTGCTTGTTGGAGTAGGAAAGCGATCAAAGTTCTTTGCTTGTCGCAACATCTCTACCGACCCGACATCGCAATTCCTGATTCATCCTGACGATTACATCGCCGCTGAAAGCGCGGGTGACATCATCGGTTTGTGGCACTCTCACACAAACACGAACTCAAGCCCCTCTGAGATTGACATTGCCTGCTGTGAAGCGATGGAAGTGCCCTGGATCATCTCCTCGATCTGGCAGGAGAATGAAGAGTTCAAGCATGGTCCGATGACGACCATCACACCTCTAGGCGAACCCCTTGAGTATGTTGGGCGACCCTACGTCTTTGGCCAGATCGACTGCTACTCATTGACGGTGGACTTCTATAAGCGCGAGTTCGGCATCGTCCTTCCGCCATTCAAAGATCGTCGAATCGACTTCTGGTGGAAAAACGGTACCGACTACTTTGGAAACTTGTACAAGGAACAGGGCTTTCAAGATGTTGAAGGAGAGTGGAAACGTGGAGATGTGGTGATGTTTGGTGTTGGCTCTGACATTCCAAATCACGTTGCAATCTACCTTGGTGCCGGTATAATTCTTCATCATGTTGTAAACCGCCTCTCTCGAAGAGAGGAGTGTTCACCCTACTGGTCGGAGAAGGTCGTTCGTTGCGTCCGACATAAAGATGCTCACCAAAGTAATCCTTAGCGGTCCCCTCGGCAAGAAATTTGGAAGGAACTGGGAGCTCGACGTCTCCGGTCCGGCCGAAGCTCTGCGTTTGATCGACGCCAATGTTACGGGCTTTCGTAAATGGATTGCCGATAACGCCAAAAAGTACCAAGAGTACCGAGTTACTGTGGAGTATGAGGACGGTCGTAAGGCTGACCTTGATAGCAATGAATTTGCCACTCACTGTAAGGCGAAAACGATTCGATTTGCGCCGTTAATCAAGGGCGCATCAGGTGTGGCCAAAGTTATTGTGGGCGCCATCATGGTGGCGATAGCTTACTTTGTACCAGGCCCCTGGAGTCCATATCTCTACAAGATTGGCGCTGCCATGATACTTGGGGGAGTTGTGGAGCTACTCAGTCCGCGACCCAAGACCAAGAACCAGGATGGCACTGAGCTCAACTCCTACTACTTCGACGGACCTCTGAACACCGAACAACAAGGTCGGCCCGTGCCGCTCATTTATGGTCGTGTAATGACGGGTTCTCAGGCAATTTCTGCCTCCATTTCCATTGACGAACTGTCCATTCCCGCAGTCAAGCCTGAAGCTCCAGGCACAGATGTCTGGGTTGGTGAGTCCAATGGCTATATTGACGGTCCCTGAGTATTCTAATGAACGAAGTTAAAGACTCCCTACAGTCGCGAGCGCTGCTGTCCATTCTTGACCTTTTGGGTGAAGGCGAGATTGCAGGTCTTGTAAATGGCGATCGGTCGATCTTCTTTAACGAGACCCCGCTTCGAAACGCTGACGGCACCTACAACTTCAAAGGCGTCACGACTGCCGGTACCTACGGAACAAATAATCAGTCACCACTGACGGGTTTTGGCAACTCGGTCGAGACGCCTTACAACATTGGCGTCAAGCTGAGCTTTCTCACTCCTTATACGTTTGCAGTCACCAACTCCGCAGCCGACTTGGCGCGGGTCATTATCAATATCCCTGGACTTTCGAAGACCAATTCGGAAAACGGCGATATTAACGGCACGACCGTTGAATACAAATTTCAACTTTCAACAGATGGCGGCCCATTTCAGGATGTCGCCGTCGATGCGGCATATGTAGATGATGTCACATGGTCCCAAGTCGGCGGTTACTGGCAAGTTACCGCACCTGCTGGCTCTTCGAAACTAACAGCCTCAATTACCGCAACCAGCACAGGCAACGGTGTTGGCCAAATCGTCTTTCAGCCGCAAGAGTTCAACGGCACCTCCTGGGTAAATCTGGGCGAGACAAAGACGGTTGAGGTTATCGGCGCCTGGGAGAACAGCTATAGCGAGGCTCCCGCATTCAAGACTCGCGCATCTTTGTCGATGCCTGTTGAGAGCGTCTACAGCACGATTCGATTTGTGCCAGTTTCGGTTCGACTTGACTCTGGAACCTCGATCAGTCCGGCTCAGGGTAACGCATCGTACTGGAAGCGCAGTCCTACAGTCACGATCAGTGGCAAGACTCGCTCGAAGTACCAGCGAAGCCACATTCTGAGCTTGCCGACGCCGCGCACAAGCGCTCAAATTCGCGTCACTCGCCTTACAGCCGATGCGGCAGATTCGCTCACGGTAAACGAGACATGGATTGAATCGTTCACTGAGATCACTTCGCTGAACATCAACTACCCGAATTCCGCACTCGTTGGCGTTCGAATCGATGCTCAGCAGTTCAACTCAATCCCGTCACGGGCGTATCTGGTTGACGGCCTGAAGATTCAGGTGCCGTCCAACTACAACCCTGTCACTCGAGTCTATACGGGAGTTTGGAACGGTACCTTTCAGACAGCGTACAGCAACAACCCGGCCTGGGTACTGTATGACGTTCTAACGAACAACCGTTATGGTCTTGGAAATTACCTGACGCCATCGCAGGTAGACAAGGCGGCCCTCTACACAATCGGCAAGTATTGCGACGAGCTTGTACCAGATGGGCAAGGCGGGACAGAGCCTCGCTTCACAATCAACACAGTCATTCAGAATGCTGCCGACGCCTACAAGGTGATCATGGACATCACCTCGGCATTCCGAGGTATGGCTTTTTGGGATGGTGGAGTTGTGGGTCTCATGCAGGATTCGCCTGCAGACCCCTCAATGCTCTACACCAATGCCAACGTAGTGGATGGCATGTTCTCGTACACCGGAAGTGCGAGAAAAGATCGGCATAGCGTCGTTCATGTGACATGGAACGACCCGTCGGACAACTATAAGCGCAAGGTTGAGTACGTCGAAGACCCTGAACTTATCCAGCGCTTCGGTATTCGCCGTACCGATACGCTGGCTTTTGGCTGTACATCGCGTGGTCAAGCCGCTCGTGTCGGTAAGTGGATTCTCTATACCGAGCGCTACGAATCTGATGTCATTCAGTTCAAAGTTGGCGTCGATTCTGCATTCTTGTCGCCAGGCGAAATCATCAAGATTCACGACCGCGACAAGTCAGGCAAGCGCTTCGGCGGCAGGCTGGTTTCTTGCACTACAACGGGCGCTACTCTCGACTCTGCCATCGAGCTGACCGCTGGAACAACCGTCATCTCTCTGATGATGCCGGATGGCACATTTGTCGAGCGCACTCTTGACCAAACCAACGGAACCTTCCTTAACGTCACCTGGGCGCAGGCACTGACGCAACTGCCGGTCGCGGACGCTGTATGGATGGCGTCCCAGGGCACGCTGTCGCCGATGTTGGCGCGAGTCATTGGAATCGCTCAGGGCGAGGACAACACATTCGAGATTTCGGCGGTTGAGCACAATCCATCGAAGTTTGGAGCCATTGAGCTGGGGCTTGCTCTGCAGACGCAGACAACCTCCATCATCGATCCGAAGTTTGTTGATACGCCGGAAAGCCTTCTGACCGTTGAGCGACAGCTTCTGAATGACCTCGGTCAGCCCGAAATTCGCCTTTCGATTTCGTGGTACAGCAATGCCGGTCGGCATGAAATTGCCTATCGAAACGTCAGTGTCGATAGAGGCTCTAACTGGACTCAACTCACGATTGAGAACCAGAACTTCTTTGAGATCGTCAATCCTAGTTTGGGCGAGTACGAGATTGCCATCACCGCAATCAACCCTCTGGGCAGGCGTTCAAAGACGGCTCGAATCAACCACATCGTTGTTGGCAAAGTTGCCAACAGTGATCTGCCGACAGACCTGACGATTCGTCCCATCTTTAGCGGTATTGCGCTGACCTGGACAAACGCAGGCAACAAGGACTTCTCTGGTGTCGAAATCTGGCGCAATGCGTCGAACGCAATCGGAAGCGCACAGCACATCGACACAACAGCCTCGTCTACCTACACCGACATGACGGTGGATGCGGCTGACGGTGAACGCTTCTACTGGATTCGTGCGTTTGATGTCTACGGCAACACGACCAGCTATGTAGGCCCTGTCAATGGGTCGGCGCTTGACCTTCCCGAAGGCACATACGATCCAACGCCCCCTCCAGCGCCAACCAATGTCACAACAAAGTCGATTGTTGGCGGTGTGGTTGTCAGCTGGGATGCGCCAACTTACTCCAACCACCAAGTTGCAGAAATCTGGCGTGCGACGTCGAATATTTTGGGCGAAGCGCTTCTCATCGACGTCACGGCATCGAACTCCTACATCGACTATGTAGGTAACACCGGCACCTACTACTACTGGGTCCGCTTCCTCAGTGTGTCGGACATTGCTGGTCCGTACCAGGGCGTGAATGGTGTTGTGGGCACGCCTGTAGCCGATCCTGCTTTCTTGCTCGATCTGCTCAGTGGAGCTATCACAGAGGGCGAGCTGTACCAGGGTCTGAACGACCGACTCGACCTGATCGACGGCAATGGTGCCGGCTCGGTCAACGCACGAGTTGCTTTAGAAGCGGCAAATAGCGCACTAGCGTTGGCTCAAGAGATTGATGCGCGCTCCACAGCAGACGCGATATTCGCACAGGTTGACTCTGCACTCAGTTCCGCTGCGTCTTCCACAAATCAATCTCTCTCTACCGAAATCAATGCACGAGCAGCCGCAGACAGCATTCTTACTGCCGCTGCAGCAGCGGGTGCCAGCTCCACGCAGGCAACCGCAGCATCTCTGGTTCAAGAGCAGAATGCCAGAAGCCTTGCGGAGGCTGCGCTTGCAGCTACAGACGCAAGTTTTGCCGCTCAACTCGCGAGTACCGCTTCTGCTCTGGCAAGCGAGACAGATGCTAGGCTGAGTAGTGATGCAATTCTGTCCGCCACAAATGCCGTCATCGGCACCCAGATTCAAGATGCCGCGAACGCGCTTCTTCAGGAGCAGAATGCACGTTCTGTTGCCGATTCTGTAATCTCGGCGGCGAATAACTCTACTGCGGCAGCTGTACAAAATGCAGCCGCCTCTCTCATTGCAGAGACCAGAGATCGGCTTGCAGCAGACTCTTCGCTGACATCTGTTGCCTCGGCACTGGGTACGCAGCTTCTTAATGCTACGTCTTCGATTGACGCGGAGGCTGGTGCGCGAGCGGCATCCGATGCAGTTCTTGCGGCAACATCGACGGTAATTGGAACTCAAGTCCAAGACGCCGCAATCGCGCTTCTTCAGGAGCAAAACGCCAGGACGGTTGCAGATGCGACCCTGAGTGCAACCTCGGGAGCTCTCAGTGCGGCTATTGCGGAAGCAGCGACGAATCTCATCGCCGAGCAGGCGAGCAGAGAAGCGACGGACGCACTCCTTTCTGCCGCTAACGCCGCCACAACAGCACAAGCACAGGCTACAAGCGCAGCTCTTGCCGATGAGCTCAATGCTCGCACCCTTGCGGATTCGACGATCAGTGCAGTAACTGCGACGCTTGGCACGCAGGTACAGGACGCGGCGAACTCTCTGCTGGCGGAGCAGAGCGCAAGAGCGCAAGCGGACAGCACGATTGCTGCTGCTACCCAAGCAACAGAGATTCGCGCGCAAGATGCTGCGGCTGCCGTCCTTCAAGAGAAGAACGCTCGCGAAGTTGCGGATACGATTTTCGCAGCGGCAGATGCTGCGACCGATATTCGTGCGGCGACCATCTCGGCATCGCTTCAGACGGAGATCGATGCGCGAGCGCTCGCGGATTCCCTGAATGCGGCTAGGGCAGATGTGTTCGAAGTGCGGTCGGCCGAAATCGCCAACTCGGTTGTAGCCGAGATTGCGACAAGAGCGACCGCTGATAGCACCATTCAAGCGGCTCTGAATGCTGTTGACGCGACGGCCGGTCAGGCAGTTGCGGCAGTGTTTTCCGAGGTGGATCAGAGAACAACAGCTGATAGCGCCATTGCGGCTATTTCCTCGGGGCTGATCGCCGCCCAAGCAGGCAACGCCGCTGCAATTCATACAGAACAGCAAGCTCGCGCTGACGCAGACTCGGCTTCTGCCGGAGTCTCGGCAACTCTTGCCGCTGCCTCTGCTGCATCCGCAGCAGCGCTGACCGTTGAACAAGGTGTTCGGGCCGATGCGGATTCTGCAAACGCTACCGCGACGGTGTCTCTAGGTGCGGCAGTTGGTCAGAACGCCGCCGCACTCATCGTTGAACAGCAGGTCCGAAGCGATTCGGACTCTGCCGCAGCGACCGCGTCAACCTCATTGGCAGCCGCAGTAGGTGCCAATACTGCAGCAATCCAGAGTGAAGTTGCGGTTCGTGCGGGCGAGACCGGAGCGCTTGCATCCCAAGTAACGGCCATCGGCGTTGCTCTGGACGACAAAGCTAGCGTTAGCTCGGTAAACAGCCTTGCTTTGGATATCCAAACAATTGACGGAGAGCTTACAGCCCAGGGTCAGCAGATTGCCGCACTCTCGGCATCGATCAATACTGGAACAGAGGAGCTTCAGGCGGCTCTAGAGATCGAGCAACTCGTTCGAGCTTCCGAAACAGAGGCACTGACTAGCACAACTACTCTTCTGCAGGCTCAGACGAGCGAAAATGCCGCTGCAATCCAAAATGAGGCGCTTGCTCGAGCTACTGCTGATTCCGCAGAAGCTGCTCAACGAGTGATCCTCAGTGCTCGGGTTGATTCTGCGGAGCTGGGCATCGCATCTAACGCCGCCGCTCTGGTAACAGAGCAACAAGTCCGTGCAGATGCGGATAGTTCTGCAGCCGCTCAAGTATCTCAATTGAGTGCAGTAACAGCAGCTAGCTTTGCTGCAATCCAAACGGAGCAACAGACCCGTTCGGATGCTGATGGCGCAGTTGCTAGCCAGCTATCGCAACTGAGTGCGACGGACGCAGCTAACACTGCGGCAATTCAAACAGAACAACAGACCCGAGCTGACGCTGATTCTGCTACCGCATCCCAACTTTCCGGACTGTATGCGGCAACTCAGGCAAATGCAGCTTCGGTTCAAGTTGAACAGCAGGCAAGAGCAGACGCCGACGCGGCATCTGCTGCGCAGACCAGTGCTCTTGCGGCAACAACTGCGGCAAACTCGGCTGCATTGCTCGTTGAGCAACAGGCTCGTACCGACGCTGATAGTGCTACGGCAAGTCAGGTTACTTCACTCGCTTCTTCGGTAGCCGCAGGCGATAGCACAAATGCTGCTGCGCTGATCGTCGAGCAGCAGACTCGTGCGGACTCCGACAGTGCTCTTTCGACCCAAGTCGGAGTTCTTACGGCGTCGGCCAGCTCTAACGCGGCGGCGATTCAGATCGAGCAGCAGGCTCGAGCGGACGCAGATAGTGCCGCAAGCACGCAAGTGGCAACTTTGGCTGCGCAGAGTGCCAATACAGTTGCAGGTCTTGTTTCTGAGCAGCAAGTCCGTGCGGACTCCGATAGCGCGGCATCTCTGCAGATCAACAGTCTCGGAGCAACAGCGGCGGCCAATAGTTCAGCGCTGGCAACAGAACAACAGGCGCGGGCTGACGAGACTTCAGCTCTCTCTTCGCAAGTTACCAGCCTGAGCGCTCAAGTCACGATTGGTGACCAGAGTAGCGCCGCTGCAATCCTCGTTGAGCAACAAGCTCGCGCTGATGCTGACAGCGCTGCCGCCTCTCAGGTTCTTTCTCTTGCGGCTAGCACAGCGACTTCTGCCGCAGCTTTGAGTGCCGAGCAAGATGTCCGAGCTTCGGCCGACGCTGCAAGCGCTTCTCAGGTGTCAAGCCTTGCCGCCAGTTTGGGCGACAACAGCGCTGGCATTCAAGCGGAACAACTGGCTCGTGCCGATGCAGATTCTGCTTTTGCTCAGCAATCGACCACATTGGCTGCTGCGACTGCCGCAGCCTCTGCGGGCTTGGTCGCTGAACAACTTGCAAGAGCCGATGAGGATTCCGCTCTCTCGTCCCAGATCGTTGGTCTTGTCGCCAATGTTGGTGCAAACAACGCTGCTTTGGCTGTCGAGCAGCAGGCTCGAGTTGATTCCGACGCCGCTGTTGCATCACAAGTCACAGCTTTGTCGGCATCTGTTGCTCAGGGCGACACACTCGTATCAGCCGCACTGGCAGTTGAGCAACAAGTCAGGGCTGAGTCGGACAGTGCGATTTCGTCACAACTGACTTCACTTGCCGCAACGTCGGAAGAAAATGCTGCCGCGATTCTTGTTGAGCAGAACGCTCGTGCAGATGCCGATAGTGCTACAGCCAGCCAAGTCACAAACCTGGCATCAGGCTTTGGCAGCAATGCCGCTGCACTCCTTGTCGAACAACAAGCTCGTACCGATGCCGATCTTGCAACTGCGGGCCAGATCACTGGCTTGTCAGCGGCTGTCGGAACAAACGTCGCTGGACTTACCGCAGAGCAGCAAGTTCGGGCCGACTCGGATTCGAGCTTCTCCGGACAGCTGACGAGTCTGGTTGCCGCTACTGGAGCAACCAGCGCCGGATTGAGCGCGGAGCAGCAAGCTCGCGCTGATGCAGATGCTGCAACATCATCCCAACTGACAACCCTGAGTGCTCGTGTTGACCTGGGAGACAGTGCCAACGCAGCAGCCCTCACCGTCGAGCAGCAAGCGCGTGCGGACGCTGATTCAAGCGTTGCGACTCAAATCACAACACTTGCGGCCGCCACTGCCAATACCGCAGCAGAAATCACAGCGGAGCAACAGGCTCGTGCTGACGCCGATAGTGCGACCGCAGGGCAGCTCCTGAACCTTGCAGCTACTAATGCTACAAATGCGGCAGCGCTCCAGGTCGAGCAACAAGTTCGTGCCGATCAAACAAGTGCTCTTAGCCAACAAACCAGTATCCTGGCCGCTCAGGTTGGGGATGCAACCGCAGGCATTCTCCAAGAGCAGAACGCTCGCGCTACGGCAGATGCAGCTCAAGCCTCTCTGATCACGGGTCTGCAGGTATCGGCAGATACGGGCTTTCAGATCAACTCAGCGGCTATCGTTCAAGAGCAACAGGCTCGAGTTGACACCGATTCGGCGGTTGCGAATCAAATCACAACGCTGAGCGCCCAGGCAGGACAGACCTCGGCGGGTCTGGTCACAGAACAGCAAGTCCGTTCGGATGCGGACAGTGCTTTCTCGTCTCAGGTGGCGGGTCTTGCGGCTTCTACCGGAGCCAATGCTGCAGCGTTGACCATCGAGCAGCAGACTCGGGCTGATCAAAACTCCTCTCTGTCTTCACAGGTGACATCTCTGGCCGCTAGCAGCGCCAGCAACAATGCTGCCTTGCAAGTGGAGCAGCAGGTTCGAACCGATGCCGATCTTGCCTCTGCTCAACAAGTTACGACTCTTGCTGCCGCTACAGCACAAACAACGGCAGGTCTGTTGTCCGAGCAAGAGGTAAGGGCTACTTCTGACCTGGCGCTCTCAGCCACAACAGCGGGTCTGACAGCGGCGCTTGGCCAGGCGAATGCAAACATTCTGGCGGAGCAACAAGTTCGCGCCGATGCAGACTCCTCGACAGCATCTCAAATAGTTGCGCTCAATGCGACAACAGGAAGCAACACCGCTGCGATTCTGTCCGAGCAGACTGTTCGCTCTGACGAAACAGCCGCGCTTGCCTCTCAAATCACAAGTATTACGGTAGCGCTCGATGATAAGGCTTCGGTAACGGCGCTGAACGCTCTGGATGTCCAAGTACAGACGATTGATGGTGTCGTCGTTGCGCAAGGACAGCAGATTAGCCAGCTTCTTGCCGAGCAGACAACTGATGTCGCGGCGCTGGAAGCTGCAATCGAGGTCGAGACGCTCGTTCGAGCGGCAGAAACCGAGGCTCTTGTCCAGACGACGGAGACTCTGACAGCTTCCTTTAACTCAAACGCTGCCGCAATCCAACAAGAGGCAACTGCTCGAGCTGACGGCGATTCAGCTGAAGCGGCTCAGCGGCTCATTCTTGCCGCCCGAGTCACGGCTACTGAAGGCGACATTGCTGCCAGTCAAGCGGCTCTCAGCGTCGAGCAAACTACTCGCGCCGATGCAGATGGAGCTCTATCTGGTCAGGTCACATCACTGAGCGCAACCAGCGCAGGCAACGCTGCAGCGCTCCAGGTCGAGCAACAAGTTCGTGCCGATGCTGATTCTTCAACATCGTCTCAACTGACATCGCTGACAAGTGCTGTTGGCGCAGCCGCTTCTTCCATTACGGTTGAGCAGCAAACTCGTGCAGATGCCGATGCTTCGTCAGCCTCACAGATTGCAACACTCGGCTCATCAACCGGAAGTAACACTGCTGCCATTCAAACAGAGCAGCAGACTCGTGCTGACGCCGACTCGGCTTCTAGCCTGCAAGTCGCAACTCTAGCCAGCTCGACAGCCAGCAACACGGCGGGATTGGTAGCAGAGCAGCAGACACGGACTGACCAAGGCTCCGCTCTGTCTTCACAGATCACCGGACTGACCGCAACAGTTGGCGCAAGCACTGCGGCTCTGACCGTCGAACAGCAAGCCCGTGCGGACGCGGATTCAGCAGTTGCCTCTCAAGTCACCTCTCTCGCAGCGTCTGTTGCCACAGGCGATACGATCGTTTCCTCCGCGCTAACGGTTGAGCAACAAGTTCGTGCTGATGCGGATAGCGCCACATCGGCTCAGGTCACATCGCTGGCGGCAGCAGTAGGGGCAGATAGTGCCGCTCTTGTTGTAGAGCAGCGGACTCGTGCAGATCAAGACATCAGCCTGTCTTCTCAGGTCACGAGCCTGTCTGCAGGATTCAGCTCATCGAACGCCGCACTTCAGTTCGAACAGCAGACTCGGGCTGATGCGGACTCGGCGTCAGCCAGCCAAGTCACCACGCTGGCAGCGCAAACAGCAAGCACAAGCGCCGGTCTTCTTGCCGAGCAGCAGGTGCGAGCTGATGCCGATAGCAGTGTCTCCAGCACGATCAACGGTCTGACGGCCGCTACTGGACAGAACGCTTCGGCGCTCCTGGTAGAGCAACAGGCTCGCGCTGACGCTGACTCTTCGGCCGCTTCTCAGATTACAGCCTTGACGGCTTCGACAGGAAGCAATGCAGCTGCAATCCTGAACGAGGTCAGTGTTCGCTCCAGCGAGACTTCGGCTCTTGCAAGCCAGATCAGCTCCATGACGGTGACGCTGGGCGAAAAGGCCAGCGCTTCCGCTCTGAATGCACTGACCGTTGATGTCCAAACTCTCGACGGCGAGGTGACAGCCCAAGCATCGCAAATTGCCGCGCTGACCGCCGCTCAGACGACGGATGTTGCGGACATTCGCGCCGACTTGGAAATTGAGCAGATTGTTCGAGCGTCCGAGACAGAAGCTCTGACACAAACGACAGAGACGTTGACAGCCTCGTTCGCATCAAACGCCGCAGCGATCGCACAGGAAGCAATTGCACGAGCTGACGCTGACTCGGCTGAAGCTGCACTTCGAGTAGCTTTGGCTGCAACCGTCGCAACGGGCGATAGCACCAACTCGGCAGCGCTGTCGGTGGAGCAGACGACTCGCGCCGATGCTGATTCCGCTACAAGTGGACAGCTTACAACTCTGGTCTCGTCGGTAGGATCAAACGCTGCGGCGATCATCACAGAGCAGCAGACCCGAGCCGATGCTGACGGCGCAACGTCGAGTCAGATTGCAACACTGGCGTCATCTACCGCCAATACAGCCGCAACGCTCGTCACTGAACAGCAGACTCGGGCTGACGCCGACAGCGCTGCATCGTCGCAAGTAACAACGCTGGCCGCCAACACAGCAGCTACTGGAGCAGCACTTCAGACGGAGCAGCAGACTCGTGCTGACGCAGACTCTGCCTCCAGTTTGCAAGTTGTCACTCTTGCGGCATCGACAAGCAATACGTCCGCAGGTCTTGTGGCGGAACAGCAAGTTCGCGCAGATCAAAACTCCTCACTGTCCTCGCAAGTCTCTGCGTTGACTGCCAATGTTGGAGCCAGCGCCGCCGGTTTGATCGTCGAGCAAACCGTTCGCGCACAGGCCGACTCGGCATCGGCCCAGCAGCTCACTGCGCTGGCTGCGGCCACGGGAAATAACGCGGCTGCTCTTTCGTCTGAGATCACTACACGGTCTAGCGAGACGTCCGCTCTCGCAAGTCAAATTACAAGCCTGAACACGGCGCTTGGTGATAAGGCGAGTGCTTCAGCCTTGAACGCTCTGACGGTAGACGTCCAAACACTCGACGGCGAAGTTACTGCACAGGCATCACAGATCGCGGCTTTGACGGCAGCGCAGACAACTGATGTAGCCGATATTCGTGCGGACTTGGAGATCGAACAAATCGTTCGAGCTTCGGAAACTGAGGCTTTAACGCAGACGACTGAGACGCTGACTTCTTCGGTAGCGTCAAATACTGCGGCAATTCAGCAAGAGGCCACCACTCGCGCAAATGCCGATTCCGCCGAGGCTGCGCTGAGAGTGCAGCTAGAAGCCACCGTCACTTCGGGAGACTCTACAAACTCTGCGGCGATCACAACTGAGGCCACAACTCGAGCCACTGCTGACTCTGCCGCTAGTGGGCGCATCGATGCGCTGACAGCTTCTGTTGGTGATGCTCGTTCTGCCATCATCACAGAGCAGCAAGTTCGCAGTAATGCCGACTCTTCCTCCGCTCAGCAGACGACATCCCTAGCTTCGGCTTTTGGGACCAATGCCGCCGCTCTTGTAGTGGAGCAACAGACTCGCGCAGATGCTGACACAGCGTCCTCTTCTCAAACTACAACACTTTCATCGGCTGTAGGCGCAAACGCCGCTGCACTGCAAACACAAGCACAAACAAGCTCCACTGCCGACTCAGCGCTGGCCGCACAGTCTTCAATTCTGACGGCGAACACAGCTTCGGCAACAGCCGGCCTTGTTGCAGAGGCTCAAGCGCGAGCCACCGCCAACTCTGCCGAAGTACAGCAACTCTCGGCCCTGGTCACATCTGCTGGAGCCAACTCCGCAAGCATCGTCGCAGAGCAGACAGCTCGGTCCAACGAGACCTCGTCGCTCTCAACCCAAGTCAACACACTCAGTGCATCCACGAGCGCCAACACTGCCGCGATCACTACGGAACAGACTGCTCGAGCCAATGCCGACAGTGCGATGGCCAGCGAAATTCGCCAGGTTCAGGCGGTCGCAACAGCTTTTGATGCCGGTATTGCGTGGAATTTCGACAGCGGAGTTGAAGGGTGGACGGCCACAAGCGCAAGCGCATCTGCCGCCAATAGCGTTGTCACACTAACCTCAACTGGCGGCGGCGATCCAATCTTCTTTTCGCCTTCCGGACTTACGATTGATGGTTCCAAAAACTATCTGGTTCGGGCTCGAGTGAAGCGTACAGCGGGTAGTGGGTGGGACGGAACTCTTTTTTATGTCACTGCGGGCCATACTTTTAGTGCCCTTTATTACAAAGTAATTCCCGATACTACGATTCTGAATGAGTGGGTGGTGCTGGAATGGGATATGTCCACGCAACAAGCTGGCGGAACGGATTGGACGACAAATACTATCACCCAAATCCGACTGGATTTGGGTGCAACACTTGCGGCTGCAGATGTATTTCAGATTGACTGGGTCACGATTGGGCGCACAGCTCCGCAAACCTACAGTGCTGCCATTCAACAGGAGATCACAACTCGCGCCACTCAAACGGGCGATATCTTTGCAAAGTATGGCATCAAGGTTGATGTTGCAGGGCATGTGTCAGGTTTTGGCCTGATTTCGACAGCTAACGACGCAACTCCGACCAGCGAGTTCGGCATTCGCGCCGACAAGTTCTGGATTGCTGGACCCTCCGTTTCCCAGGCGACTGCACCGACTGCTAACCTGTACAAGGGCTACGTCTGGATTGACACAAGCAGCACGCCCGTCACCAAGTATTACACCGGCTCTGCCTGGTCTACGACGCCGCAAGCTCTTCCATTTGTTGTCTCTAATACGACGACGACGATCAACGGAGTCTCAGTTCCGGCAGGTGCCTACATTGACACCGCCTACATTGCGAACGCAACGATCACGAGCGCGAAGATCGGAAGCGTCGATGCCGGCACGATCACTGCGGGCACACTCAGCACTGACCGTCTTGGTGCCAACAGCATCACAGCCAACAAGATCAAGGTTACCAGCACTGGCGGTCTGACGATTCTGAGTGATGACCCAACATTTCTTGACAATACATATTGGGATAGAAGCTCCGTTAATGTTCTCTACCAGAGCGGCACTTCCGCCAGCGGAGCAAAGGGTACTACGTATGTAAGTTCCGACACTGGTCAAAATGAGACCATTATGTCGAATCGTTACTACGAAATCGATCCGACGCAGACCTACAAGTTGACGGCTCTGCTTTATAGAGCCGCTGCTGCAGATAGGAATATGTACCTGTTCGTAGAGTTCTACGACAGTTCATATGGGTATGTTGACGGGGCAAGCACGGGTTGGGGAGGTAGTCGTTCTGGATATACGTATGGCGGAGTACCAACGACCGCTCTTGTGTTCCAGCGTCTAGGCGGTTCTTTTGGACCCGACACAGGTAGACCAATCCCTGCCAACGTCCGGTACTGCAAAATTGGTTGCTGGTTCAACTACAGCGGCAATGGCACAACTGTAGCTCTGCAGGCGTGTCAAGACCTGCGCCTTGATCAATATATCAACGGTGCGGACCTGATCGTTGATGGCTCAATTACCGCCACTCAGATTGACACTCGCGGCCTGAGCATTAAAGACGCCATTGGTAACGTCATTCTGGCTGCCGGTACTCCGCTTACCTCCAGCAATATCACACCGGCTTCAGGGTGGTTGAACTCAAATATATCCGTTGATTCGAGTGGAAACATTCAAGGTATTGGTACTGGAGCTGGCGTATCTGTTGCCAACAATCAAGACTCTATTGTTCGGGCGCCTGCAGGCGCCCTATACACAACAAGCGACTCCACTAAGACTGGTGCGCTGAAGATTCGACTTCCGCAATCATGGACAGGCACCATGATGCGCTTCACGGTTGAGATATATGAATACTCGGCCGGCTTGATGTGTACGATTGAAATTGGTGGATATAACTACGCGCCCGCTGCGAGTTGGTATAACGTGTCCGCTCGAGTTATTGGCGGAAGTAACGTCGAGTATCCAGTTTACTTTGGCCATGACGGTACAAAGTGCTGTATTTGGATCGGAAATTACAACGAGACATGGGCTTACCCGCAGGCAAGGGTGAGAGACTTCTTTGCCGGATACCAAAGTGTTACTGCCTCACTGTGGTCAACTGGCTGGACGCTCTCATTTGATACAACGCAGATAACGTCCGGTACTGGAACTAATCAGTACAGCGCCGCTGTAACGGACACATATCCCGCAGCTGATTGGACAAAGGTTGTGGGAACAGGCAGACCCGCAAATTACGCTAACAACACCTATATTGACGGCAGTGGTTTGATCCAGGGCGTCTCGTCAGGTGGCGGCACATCCGTCTCGAACAGCAACATCACTATTACCGCTGCGGGTCAATTAACTGGTATTGGTTCAGGCGACAGTACGACTGTTGCTAACTACCGGATCGGGATTGACGCCACTGGCAACCTCACGGGTGGCGGCGGGAGTTTAACTCGCCTTGGTAAGAATCTGCTGGACCCCGGCAAGTGGGTTTTTGGTTCCAGCGGAGGTCAAACTGGTTTTCCGCAAAATGCTCCTTCTTCAGGCGGAGAAAACTACATCGCCTATGACACGCTTCCGGATGGTAGCCGTGGAATACATTGGCGTGCCAGAAGTGGTAGCGCGGCAGGAACGAGCGCCGAAGGTGGTTGGGACACTAACTCTTTCCCTATTGATCACACCAAGATGTACCGATTCACGGTGTGGATTCGCTGCTTTGGCGGCACAACCGGCTCTGCGTATCTTGGCGTTGGCGGAAGTACGGTTAACAATATTGGCGGTGGTGTAAATACCAACCCTTACTTCAACGCCGAAGGGCGTGCAAATTTTATTGCAAGTGAGTGGTATTTGTTCGTAGGGTATGTCTTGCCGTCGACCTATACCGGCGGCCAGCAAAATATGAGTGGCATATACCGAGGCTCGACCGGGGTTCGTATTCTTGCGGGAACGGACTACCGCTGGGTCTCTGGACAGGGGTCCTCTGTTCACCGCTCGTATCAGTATTACACGAACGCAGCCAACACTTATCAGGACTTCTTTGATCCTCGCGTAGAGCTATGTGACGGTACTGAGCCGTCTTTGGCTGCGTTGCTTGCAATGGGTTCCCCCAGCGGACGAAACCAAATCAGCTCGACGAATGTCTCGACGTATATCGCCAATACCGCCATTGGTGATGCGCAGATTGCCAACACGATTCAGTCGACGAACTACAGCTCGTCGGCTGGATGGCAGATCAACAAGGGCGGGACGGCGACGTTCAACGAGGTAGCGCTGCGTGGAGCAATTAACGGCGGTGCGTACACGGCGTATGCCTGGCCCGCCTCAGGAAATAACGGCTTCCATTTAGGGCCAAGTGGTTTGCTGCTGGGCAATGCTAATGACGGGAGATACTTTCAAGTCGAAGCTAGCGGCAACGTCTATGCACCTGGCTTTTCCATTGTCAACGGTACAGCTACCTTTAGCGGCACAGTTTCGGCCAATGTCATCAACACAAACTCGATTATTGGAGGCGCAACCTCTGAGGCGACAACGGCCACAAGTACAGGCGCTACAGCTTCTATAACAATTACGGTGCCAAGTGGCGCATCAGCAATCTTTGTGACATACTATCTTGGCCCGCCAACCTTTGTATCTGGCGGAAAGTATGGAGCGGATGTCTATGGTCCTACCATTGCCAGCTTTACATATGATGGCGTCGCAACTGGAAGCATTATCATCACCCCGTCAGAGGGGAGTCACACAATCTCCCTGACGCGCGCAAATTACGCCGGAACCATGAGGCTCAACGTACTGTTGTTGAAGAGATGAAGCACTTTGTTGTTCATAATTCGGCCGGAGAGATCATCCGAGCCGGCATCTGCCAAGATGAAGCTCTTAATCTCCAAGCTATCGAGCCTGGAGAGTTTGTAGTTGAGGGCGAAGCTAACCCCGAAACCGACGCGATTGATCCGCAGACGGGTCAGATTCTTGCTGGCGGGCGCGTTCAGGTAATTGATATGGATTACCGCAAAGCTCGTCTGGACGCATATCCGTCAGTACGAGAGCAGATGGACATGCTTTGGCACGCAATGGATGACAACGCGCTGCCTCGTGTTGAGCCGTTTTACACGCGACTGAAGGTCGTTAAAGATGCCTACCCAAAGGACAATTCAGTTGTGCCTGGCTCTGTAATCATCTACACGACGGAGTAAAGCATGACGGTCTCAAGGCGCGAATGGAGTGGTTCATACCCAGCGGGGCAGGGGACAATTCAAATATTTCCAATCTATGCGTTCAACTGGCTCGTCTATCGGCATGTTATGCCTTCTGGAACGAAGTTAATTACCACTTCCTCTAAGGTCATAGAGCGCGCAAAGGCGCCCAATATCACACTTACGGTTCGTGGTAGAGGTACTGTTAGAGGTGAAGATGGAACCGTTTATCCAGACAGAGTTCCTGGGCTTTTTTCACCAGAGCGAACAGATGTACCTAAGGGTGCCGTTACTACTTTGGCAGATAGTGAATTAGAGTTTTGGTGCTTCAACTGGACAGCAAATCGAGGAGCGCTTCCCCAAGTGGAAGCCCTTAGAATTACCGAAGATGAGAACGTCATCTTTCCAAGCGGCCAGCGAGTTCTTGTTTGTCTTGGGAAAGTTGGAAACTTTTCTGCGGGTGAATCATTCACCGCCGACGGAACGTCTATGAGCGTCACCGCTCCGACCTACGGGTTCTTGATTGGAGACTCTCGTGCTTAAGTTTCCATCTTGGACTATCTCAGTCGCACACATTGTTGGCTGTGTAAGCGTGGCGTGTGGCGTCTGGCTGCTGACTACCGGACAAGCAAGCGCTTGGTGGCTGCTTGGTTGGTTTCTCATGCACCTCTGGCATACCCTGATGGTGTCGGTCGGCCTGCATCGCTACTTCTCTCACGGTGCGTTCAAGACCACCCCGCTCTGGCACCGAGTCATGGCTTTCTATAGTGTGCCACTGCTGTACGGATCGCCCTACGCATGGGCAACGATGCACACCACCCATCATGCCCGCTCCGATACTGACCGCGACCCTCACTACACCAACTGGACTTACCTGTTCTACAAGGGGTTTCGCAATGTGCCAATGGTTAAAGAGCGTCTGCGCTGCATGGTTGGCGATCCTGTGACGGACTTTGTTCATCGCAATGGTGCTGGGCTTTGGATTGGCTTCGCAATAGTCGGCTTGCTTATTTCGCCGGTAGCCTTCTTGTTTCTCTATCTGATGCCTATGGGAAGTTCGCACATTGCTGGCGCTATTCACCAGGTCATCGGCCACTGGGGCGGCAGACCGCGCGACCTTCCGGCGCTTGAGTTCGTTCTACCTGCAGCTGGTGAATGGCATCACGGAACTCACCACGACCACCCTGGGCGCAGCAAGTTCAAAACCCGCTGGTGGCACCTAGACCTAGGCGCTGCTTTTATTAAACTGATCCGTACCAACTGAAAGGACCGTCATGGCCATCATTAAGGACCGCCCGACCCAGTTCGGCATCAACGCTCAGTACCATCGGCTTCGGCGAGTTGAGGTAGATGCCAATATGAGTGAGATTTATCTCCACGTAGAGGTATACCCAAGCGCCGAAGCGCGTGAGACGGCAAGCAATCCACTGTACGTTGAGCGAATGATTGTTCCGTTTTGGCGAATGGGTGAAGACCCCAGAGCAACCTTCTACAAGCTGCTGACGGACTACGATGACAGTCCGTTGTTCGAGGGTGATGCAGATGATGACCCCGGCGCAGTGCCTCAATTCACCTTCAAGCCGCCCCAGATGCCGCCGATGCCTGAACAACCGACAGAGCCGCCAGCTGAAACTCCGTAAGTTTCGATACTTGCATATCAGTCACAACTGACTATAATGGCGTCCAAACTGAACTTCCAACAGGAATATGGAAGACATTGTTGAATCGATTGCACACATCACTTGCCAGACTTGTGAAAGGTCTTGGCAAGTGGTGAGTGAAGAAGGTGGCGACTGGAACGAGCTCGCCACAGCCCAAGTTTTCGCAGATGGAAAAGCATCCTGCGAAACATGTTCCAGCGTTAACTGAACCAAGGAGTTTGAGAAATGCCTAAGAATACCCGTCGCGTGTCCGTAACTCGGACCGTCACCTTCACGACCTTCATCGATACGCCGGGGCGTCCTGAGGAGACTGATGCGAACATGCTGACTTTGCTGGGTGGTGCGGCAGGCACAACTGGCACTCTGGCCATTGGTGAGCTGCTTTCCGGTTCTACTCTAGCCAACAGCGGCACCATCACTCGTGGCAACTGGTCCGTTACTGGCACAAGTTCCAACATTGAGCCGTACATCACTCGCCCTCAGAACACGGCCCTGACGGTCGGTACTCGAGTGGCGTCGATCAAACCGCCCGCCACCTATGAAGCCGCTCTTGGTAAGTTGTACGTGGTCACCGTTGCTGGAACAACCCAGAACGTCGCAACTGAGCCCAACTGGGGCACCACTGATGGCGGCACCACCTCGGACGGCACGGTTACCTTCCGCTGTATCCCGAAGTTTCCGACGCTGACGAACTGGGCAGCTTCTACGGCCCGAGCAGTCGGAGTGATTACGCGACCTTCGGCTACCTCCATGCGAGAGTTTCTAGTGACAACGGCCGGCACAACAGCCGCCTCTGCTCCGACCTGGACTAACGCCGATACTGCTGGGGCAACTCTGGTAGATGGCACGGTGACCTACACCTCGTTGGTGAACTTCCTGACCTACGCCTTCTTGACTCAGTACGAGCTAGGCGCAACCGTCAAGCCCAGCGCTGCATCGACCGAGGAGTACCTCTGCACGACGGCAGGCGCCTCCGATACGACTGCTCTCAATAGCGGCTCACCTGCTGTGAACGCTTCGGTGACTCGCGGAACGGCGACGTTCAAGCGGATCGTCTAATCTTAAATAGAGGATCACGCAATGGCTCAAGTAACCGTTGACAACACTACCGAGCTGGCGCGATACGAGTTCAATGGTTCCACTCTACCTACAGATTGGAACATTGTTCAACAAGGCTCAGGCCAAACCGTATCTGTCGCCAGCTCCGTACTAACGATTGCCGCTGGCACCACTGCCAGTGCGGCAACAACCATTCGCTGTACTATTCCGTTCAGGATTAAGTCATACGCTCGCTTTGTTCTTCAACTCAGTCAGCGAATTGCCAACCAGAACGTCTATCTGGAAGTTACGAACAACGCTGGAACGACCTACGCTCGGTATGACTTCAACGGCACAACTGCTACTAGCGTCCAGTGCGTAACGGTGAACAACAGCACGGCCAACACTGCCGTTACTGTTACTTGCCCTACAACCGCAACTTACGGCACTTTCGACATCTACGCCGACACCTACGATGTAATCTTCTCGTCCGTTGCTTCTAACAGTAACGCCATAAAGTCTGGTGTTGCAGCATTTGATCGCTTGATTCTTGACCCTGACGAAGATTACTTCATCCAGGTTAGGGTAGTGAATGGTGGTACGGCCCCTGCGTCCAACACCAACGTCCAAATTGACAGTGTCGCCCTTCAAGACCTGACAGGGCTCAAGGTTGACATCATTCGTGGAGATGGTACGGCTTCTTTGGCTAGCGCCGCTCCGGTGCAGGTGATGTCCTCAGCGACGGTACCCGCGTCTCAGTCTGGCACCTGGACGGTGCAGCCGGGTAACACTGCGAACACTACGCCGTGGCTTGTGACGAGTCGAAGCAACATCTTCTATAACGAATCTACTACGGCACTTGCGGCTAGTGCGACCTTTACTGGAACCTCCAGGGATGTCGGTCTTGCGGCGGCTACAGTTCAGCCCTATGCAGCTTTTAACGTCTCTGCATTCGCAGATCAAGCGGGCACGTTGCGTATCGAGATGTCAAACGACAATACAACATGGCGTCGAGCTACAGCTGACACTGCTGTGGCAGCAAACGCAGTTGGAATTCTCTCTGTGCCGGTTGTGACCCGCTACTACCGTGCTGTATATGTTAACGGCGCTACGTTGCAAGGGGCTTTCATGATTAACTCCAGCTTTACTGCGGCTTGATCATGGTTAGAAGCCCTATTCGAAACCCTGTTCGCACCCCGGTCTTGAATCCAACTGTCTGGAAACGAGGCAAACGCTGAAGTAAAGGTGGCCCGAGCAATCGGCCACCTTTTGTTCATTTCGATCAGTCACGACTGATGAAGGTATCTTGCGGAGAAAAGATGAGTAAGTTCGTTACATTTCTCAGCTCTCGGTGGCTTCAGTTCTTCCTGCTGCCGCTGGCAATTCTGGGCTGGTTCGTCTGGACCGACCCTTCGCAGGGCGCCGACACCATGCTGCGCGTGCAGCTCTGGGCTCAGGCACTGCTTGTGACGGGTATGTCCTATCTCATTGCAAAGGCAATGCTGGGTAGCGCCTCCAGTGAAGAACTCTACGACCAGGCTGTTATCGGCGTCAAAGCAGCAGGTGTTGCCTACCTTGGCGTGTGTCTGCTTCGAGGCATCGTGCTGATGTCTCTGCTCCTGTTCTTCGCTCTCGTACAGCGGTGAAGGCCCTTCTCGTCGCACTGCTGGTCTTTGCGACGAGCGTGTTTGCTCAGGATCGCTCGACCTACATTCCGGCTCGAGCTCACGAACATCTGCCGGCTGTTCGCGCGCAGATTCAGGAACTCTGGCCAGATTTCTTTGCGCCCAACTACATACCCGCGCTGATTGAACACGAGTCCTGTCTTAGCCTCACACACTCACGCTGCTGGTCGCCAACTTCACAGTTGAAGACGCATAGAGAGGAGGGTGCCGGTCTGGGTCAATTGACTCGGGCATACCGACAAGACGGCAGCATTCGGTTCGACGCTCTTGCAGAAGCTCGCAGGCTCGATCCTCGAGGCTTAAACGAGCTGCGGTGGGAGACTGTATATCAGCGAGCCGATCTTCAGATTCGGGTGATTGTCCTGATGTCGCGTCACACCTGGAATCGTCTCAAGTCGCTTGTGCCGCAAGATGAACCTCGTCTGGCGATGGCTGACGCAGCCTACAACGGAGGGCTTGGAGGCTTGTTGGACGAACGGCGAGCCTGTGCATTAAAGGCGGGTTGCGATCCGAACCTTTGGTTTGGGCATGTTGAGCATACCTGCCAGAAGTCTCGCAAGCCTCTTTACGGGACGCGAAGCGCTTGCGATATCAATCGGCACCATGTTCATGACGTCCTTAATGTCCGGATGTCAAAGTACAAAGGACTGGTATGACTTGGATTGCTCTCTTCGTCGAACGGTTTGGAGCTCGACTATGGTTAGGAGTCGCTCTGGTGGCGGGAGCTCTCGCCTTCATCAACTACGCTGGTCGAGTTCAGGCTGAGCGATACCAGGCTAAGGCGGAACAGACGCTTGCCGAGTATCGCCTTGACGTAGCCCAAGCCACAGTTGCCGCTCAGGAGCAAGTTCGACTACGTGAACAAGCCGCTCTTCTAGAAGCTGAAAGGATCGCCCGTGAAACATACGCCAAAGAACAAGAGCTGGCTCGTCGTGCTGCTTCTGCCAGCGCTG